CGTGTGCGTAGGTGTACGAGTGCAGGAGCGTGCCGCCGCTCGAGATGTGGAGCAGCACGTCTTCGGCGTCGTCCTCGTTCCGCGCCCAGGTGACGACGGAGCCGTCCGGGAGCTCGAGGATCTCGGCCGGCCAGAAGTTTGCCGTCACCGCGAGGCCGCCGACGTCGGTCGCGAGTCCCGCGTAGGTGTAGAAGTCCGGATCGGCCTCGTCGTTGACCAGATCCCAGCGGTGGATCACGTTATCGCTGGCGTCGAAGAGCGTCAGGTAGTCCGTCGCGTCGACGTAGTAGAGGACCGTCCCGTCCGCCGAGACGCCGATCGCTGTCGCCTGCGGAATCGTGGCGACGAGCGTCACCGCGCCCGCGGTCGTGATGCGATAGACGTTGCCCGTCGTCGGCTCGTGTGCATAGAAGTCGGTATCGGAGCCCGTGATCGAGACCGGGATCGGGAAGTCCGAAAACGTCTGCGACGTCGAGTCGACATAGGCGCCGGTATTGTCGAAGACGGCCAGCGTCCCCGACGCCGCGCGCCGACCGAAGCGATCCTGCCAGATCGACTCGCCCGTCGGCAGCGACCCGCCGATCTCGCCCGCCGGCATCCGCAGATACCCGACGACGGTCCCGTCCATCTGCATCACGGTCGCCGGAAACAGCCCGGTATCGTCATTGATGACGATCGCGTCCTCCGGCACCGTGAACCCGTCGAGCGGCCGCGTGTCGGCGTGGAAGGTAAAGTCGAAGTTCGAGGCGCCGCCCCCGAACTTCCGCACCTGCAGGTAGTAGGTCCCCGACTCGAGCGGGAAGTTCCAGGCGTTATTGTTGGCGTTATTGATCGTCCGGACGAGCGTCGATCCGTCGTCCTCGAAGAGGTCATACCGCGGCGTGAAGGTCCCCCCGATCTCCGTGAAGAACCCGGCGACGGCATCGGACGCGAGGACGAGACGGAACCATCGCTCGTTCGCGACGTTAAAGGCCGCCTGCGTCACGACGGCCGCGAAGGGGATCGTATCGATGTCGACGTAACTGGCAGGGGGAGGCATCTACTGGCCGCGCCCTCGCTCGCGTCGTGCCTGTCGCGTCTCTGTGATCTTGCGGCGCGCGATCCGGAGTTGCTCCTTGAAGGCGCGATCCTCCCCCTCAGGCGTCCCGTCGAGCAGCGCCAACACGGCGGCCCGTTCGGCCTTCGTCAGTCTCGCCCGGCCGGCGGTGCTATTCCGACTCACGGCCAGGGGAGACCGCGCGACAACTCGCGCACGCGAAACGGGAAGCTATTGAAGTTGATCGTCTCGCGCGTCCGACTCCATCGTGACTCCTCGAATCGCACGAGCCACGCGTCGTTGACGTCCTCATCGGGAATCAGGAGCCACGGCAGGATCCGGCCTCGCGCAGATCGGGCGAGCGAGATCAAACTCGTCGCCTCAGCGTCGCGGACCTTCAGCTCGCCGGCGAACGCACGACGACGGCCCGGGAGGTCGTACATCGTCTCGACGCCGAGCTCGGTCGGATGCTCGATCAGGCTGAAGTCCTCCATCTCTTCTTCGCCCCATCGGACGTCCGTCTCGAGCTGCCGGAGTGTCCCGATGAGGAGCAGTCGTCCGACGACGACGTCGAGACTGTTGGCCTCGTTGATCGAGAGCGTGAAACTCGACGCCGTCAACGGCGTGTCGAATTCGACCCAGGCGTTGACCGTCTCGGGCGTCACGTTTGCGATCCCGCCCTCGATGTGCGGCGGGATGATGATCGGCTCGCCGTTGATCGTGACGTCGAGACCGGCGTCGAGGTCGTGATAGATGAGCGCGGCCGCTTCGACCGTCACCGGCGCATCGAACGACACCGTCCACGACCCGGAGCTGGAAACCAGCTTCGCCGGACGGCTCGGGAGGTTCAGGTGCCCGGTATTCGCGAGCGCGACGAGGTTCCCGGCCGGATATTCCGGATCCTCGGCACTCGCCGACACACTGCTCGACAGTCCCGCGTAATCGTCCGACGGGAGCGCGTAGCGTCCGAACATCTCAGGCCTCGAGCGCCCGCCGTTGCGCCGTGTTCAGGCCGTCGGTGTTCAGGAGCATCGCCATCTTGAGTTCGCGAATGAGCGCCGGCATGGCGCGCTTCACGTCGGCGCCGTCCCAGGCGACGATCGTGGGGGCGAACGTGACGACCGTCTGCATCTTGTCGAGCGGCGCCACGATCTCACCTGACGATCCGCCGTGCAGGATTGCCGGCGTCACGACGCCCGGCGGAATGAATCCGCCTCGTGCGAACGACTGCACCTCCGTGCCGGTGCGCCGGAGCAGCGTCACGACGTCGGCCTGCGCCTTTTCCCAGAGCTTGACCGTGTCGGCCTTTTGCAGTGCCGCGAACAACGGCCCGCCGCCTTCGCCTTGCCCGAGCGCGACGAGCCGCGAGGCGAGGTTCCAGCCCGCCCCGCCGACACCTTTCTTGCTCGGGTCGCCGAACTGCGAGAAAAACTTATCGCGGCGAGGATTGACCGTCATGCCTTCCTCACCGCCGGCGAACTTCCCGCGCGCGAACCCGACGAGCGCCCCGATGCCGGCGCCGATCGCCGTGCCGATCCCCGGGAGGATCATCGTGCCGATCCCGGCGCCGGTCATTGCGCCGCCGAGCGTCGACGAGCCCGTCGACTTCGCTTTGGCGAACATGATCGCGCCGCCGATCGCCAGAGCGGCGCCGCCGCCGTACTGCCCCCACTGCGCCGCCGACAGCCCGCCGAACCCGCCGCCACCGCCTCCGCTGAGCGCGTCGATCCTGGCATTCATGGCGGCACCGCTCCCGAGCCCACCGCCGCCACCGCCACCTAACCCGAACAACCGGTTCACGCCTTGGTTTATGAGGTTCCCGCCGATGCCGCCGCCACCGCCGCCGCCGCCGAAGATCCCGCCGCCGCCGCCGCCGAATCCGCCGCCGCCGCCGCCGATGAACCGATCCGCGAGGCCTCGCATCACGGAATCCGCGACGCCGCTCACCAGATTCGCGGCCCACGACGGCATGTACTTATCGAGCCATCCGGTGAGCATCGACGAGACGCGGCGTAGCATGTCCTGCACCGTCGAGCTCACGGCGTCGGACATGCTCCGGAACATATCCTGCACGATCGACGTCTGCCGCTCCGTTGGGCCGACCATGAGATCGTCGAGGCGCCCGAACTCATAGCCGATCCCGCTGACCATGTCCGGCACGTAGGACTGGCCGACAACCTTGACGTACATGTCACGGAAGAACCCGGTGACCGCGGCGACCTTCTGACGGATCGACTCGACGATCGCGTTGAACTTGTCGACGAGCCACGTCTTCACCGCGGTATACACGGTTTGCGCGATCGCGGCGATCGTGTCCCAGTGCTTGAACGCGAGCGCGACCTGACCGATCGGCCCGAGTAGCAGCAGCAACAGGTCCGGAACCTTCGTCAAGTTCTGGACGACGAACTGCCACGCGCCCTGGAAGAACGCGACGATCTGATCCCAGTACTTCCACGCGAGGACGATCGCCGTCACGCCGGCAGCGATCAGCCCGACCGGACCGAGCCACGGCAGGATCATCGTGAAGGCCGCGGTGAGCCCGCCCGTAATGAACGTCGCGACCGCCGTCATCGCCGCCGTGACGCCGGCGAATCCGCCGAGGCCGATCAGCGCGGCCAGGCCCATCGCCAGTTGTCCGCCGATCAGCAGGAGCGGACCGATCGCCGCCACGAGTCCCGCCAAGCCGATCGCCATGAGTTGCATCGGCATCGGCATCGCCGCGAACGACTGCGCGAGGAATTCGATCACCGGCATGATCGCGCCGAGGATATTCAGAAAGGCCGTGAGGACCGGCAGCAGCGCCGTGCCGAGCGTGATCCCGATGTCCGTGAGGCGATTCCAGAAGATCGTCAGCTGCGATTGAAACGTGACGAACCGCTTCTCGGCCTCGGCCGACAGTGCGGTGTTCTGCTGCCACGCCGTGTTCGCCGTCTGCAGCGATAGGCCGACCATATCGCTCGCCCCGGCGAGTCGACGGAGCAGATCGGACTGCCGGATCTCCGTGAAGCCGAGCGCGTCGAGTGTCGCGTTGAGGTCGCCCCCACTCTGTTTGATTCGACCGAGTCCGCCGATGAACGCCGTCACCGCGCCGGCTGCGTCCGTCTGGAAGAGCGTCGCGAACTGCTGCGTCGACATTCCGGCGACTTGCGCGAACCGCGCGAGCTCTGCGCCGCCTGCGGTGATGGCCTGCGAGATGCTGAGCACGACACGCGAGAACGCCGAGCCGCCAGCCTCTGCCTCCATGCCGACATTGGCGATCGCCGACGAGAACCCGAGGACCTGCGCCTGCGTCATCCCGACGGTATTGCCGGCTGACGCGATCCGTGTCGCGAGCGCGAGGATCTCGGCTTCGGTCGACGCCCCTTTGTTCCCGAGGTCGACGAGCGTCGAGGCAAACTCCTCCGTGAACTTCCCGGACGCGCCGAAGATGTTCTGGATCTTGGCGATGCTCTCGGCGGCCTGGTCGGAGGTGACGTTCGTGGTAACGCCGAGCTTCGCCATCACTTCCGCGAACTCGATCACGTCTTCCTTCGGAATGCCGAGCGCCCCGGCCGCCTCGCCGAGTCGGTTGAGCTCGTGGACGCTGACCGGGATCTCCTTCGACAGGCCGCGGAACTGTGCCGACATCGCGGCGAACTCCGCCTCGGACGCGTCGACGGTTTTGCGGACGCCGGCGAAACTCGACTCGAAGTCGATCGCCGATTTCGTGGCGGCACCGAACGCCGCGACGATCGGCAAGGTGACGGCGGCCGTCAACGTCCCGCCGATCTGCGTCAGATTCCCGCCGATGCTGCGGAGCTGGCCTTCGAACTTCTTCGCCGACCCGGCAGACTCCCGCATCCCGCTCTGGAACTGCGCGGTATCGAGCGTCAGCAGCGCCCGCAGGACGCCTACGGTGATGTTAGTCGCCACGCGGCGGCGCCTTCTTCAGCGGGAACCCGGTACGCGCCGAGAGCACCGCCAGTGCCCCGCGCATCTCGCCGACGGTCTGATGCTTCTTTTCCTGATCAGGGATCAACAGCTTCTCCAGCTTCGGTAGCGTGATCTTGATCTGCGTTTTCTTCCCGACCTTGCGTTCCGTCTTCTTCGTCAGGGCCTTGATGTTCTCGATCTGCCACGCGTGAAAGATCGCCGCGTTCATCTGGTCGATCCGTCGCAGCCGCGCCGCCTCGATCTCGTGCGTGACTTCGATCGCCGACAAGTCCCAGAAGGCATCGCCCCCGCTCAGGCCGACGCGCCGGGCGTTGACGTAGAGCTGCCCGAAGTCGACGTCTGAGCCGTCTGAGGGTTTCCATTACCCTCGCTCGCATCCTTCACACCGAGCAGCGCCTTGAACGCCTCGGCGAACTTCACGATCCCGCCGCCGTCGTCGACGACGTCCCCGGCCTTGTCCGGCGTCGTCACCTCGTCGGCGTGATGTTTCTGCAGGAGCATGAAGGCGAGCTCCTTGATCGTGTCGAAGTCCATCTTGTCGAGCCCAGCCACGATCTCGCCCATCGGCTTGCCCTTGAACTTCTTCTGCAGCGCCGCGCCGGCGTTGAGACTGAGCTTCAAGATGTAATTGCGCTCGATGTCGCCTCCGGCGTTGCGTACCGGGAAGTCGACCTCGCCGCGATGCGGATTCGCTTCGTTCGTCGTTGCCACGTCAGTCCGTCCTTTTCAGTCGCCCCATGAAAAGGCGGACGACGCGCCGCCAGGCCTGAGGACCGACGACGCGCCGCCCACGATTGCCGTAGTGGGCGAACTACGGCAATGCTTCGTCGTACGCTTCCGTCGGCTGGAATCCGGCCGTGAAGTTGATCTTGTCCTCGGTCGTGATCTCCCCTGGTTGGAACTGGGAGACATACCCGCGGAACGGCCACTCGATCGACGGCGAGCCGTCGGCGAAGAGGACGATTTTGAAGTTGCGGATCTGGCGATCGCGCCACATCGAGATCAGGCCACCAGTCGCGAACGACCCGGATCCGCCGCCGTCGTTGTTCTGGCTCTCCTCGAGTGGCAGCCAGATCCCCTCGACCTCGAAGGCGCCAGAGTCGCGCATCCCCGGCATATGTTCCTTGTGCGCGTCAGGGCTTCTGAGGTGCGTCCGGTCGATGTCCTCCGTCGACATCTCGCCCGGCGTGATCGTGACGAGTGTGGCGACGGCTTCGAACCCTTCGGTCGGTGTTGCACCGTCGCCCACCATGAGCTGCGCGCCGTAGCCGTGGATCGCGGCGTCGGCTGCGTAGAATTGATCGGTCCGATTTGCCATTGCTGCTCGCTCCTCTGATGTGTGCCGTCAGGCGATCCGCTTCCAATCGACGAAGAAGTCCTGCCTACACCGAACCTCTTTGCGTTCTTCCGAGTCGTACTCGGTTCGACGATCCGCCCGACGGATGGCGAGCACCCGTACATCGCCGATGTCCCCTGTGAATCCTGCGAGCCCGCCGCCCGCGTCGTCCCCGTGAATGCTTTCCCCGATCGACATCGCGATCCGATACGGATCGCCGCCGTCGGCCTCGGCCGCGTAGGTGTCGACCTGAATCCGCGACCGATAGATCCCGATCCCTCCGCGGAGGTGGAGCAGCGACTGCTCGCCGCTCACCATCTGCACGCGCACGGCCGGCAGTGGCGCGAGGTCCGGCAGCTTCAACTGATAGACCCGATCGTCGACGACATCCGTCACCGCCGTGATCTCGAGGATCCGTTCGCGCACGGCTTCCTCCGGACTCATCGCCCGCCCCTCGGGATCGTCGTGCCCTCAGACTCCCACTCCAGGCCGAGCTCCTCGACGGGCCCTTCCCGGCTGATGCTCCTCGAGACGCCCCTGGCCGCGAGTTCACGCCAACAGGCCGCCCCCAGGATCTGCAGCGACTGCTCGTGCGTCTGGTCGAACGCCGGCCGCGCGAACGGCTGCGCCGCCATCTGCTTCGTGCCGAACTCCAGGAACGATCCGTAGAAGCCGAACTTGCTCGGCCCGACCGCGACCGCCGATTCCTGGGCATCCTCGCCACGCGCGCGGCTGATCACGATGGTGTCCCGGAGGTCCGGCTTGCCCGGTTCGTGCGGCGCGAGCGACGACATCCGACGCCGCATCGGCTCCGCGGCCTCGACGAGACATTCATGCGCGATCCGGCGGGAGATGCGCGTCGACAGTTTCCGCAGTGCCGCGGCGAGCTCCGCGCCGCCCTCAAACCGAACTGTGACCATCCGCCTCGACCTCGTTCCCTGAATCCTTCGCGCCGCCATTGATGAACAGTCGGAACGTCGCCGTCCCGTTCGGTTGCTCGTAGACCTGCCCCTGGTCCTCGATCCGGTGCATCCCTTCCTCGAACACGAACGAGACCGTTTTCCCGAGGGCCGCCTTCTCGAGGCCCTCCGCGATCTTTTTGATCGTTGACTTGTCACAGCGCTCGACCGTGATCACCCCATTCTCCCGATCGTCAGATATTCCACGCCGTGATGCATGCCGATCAGCGACGCGGCGATGATGTCGTAGGTCCGGCCGGCGAAGACGAAGCGCCGTTCCTTCACGATGTTGATCCGCTCCGGATCCATGTCCGTCCGGTAGTGCCCCTCGAAGCGTGTCTGGAACGGCGCCGACGCTTGCCCGGCTTCTACTTTGATGTACCCGCTGATGTCTTGCTTCGAGCACCAGTAGATGTCGATCAACGTCTCCCAGGCTTCCGTCGGGAATCCGGAGTCCTCCGTCGCGTCGGTGACAAACTGCACGAGCACCGGACGATCGCGCCGCCCGGATCCCGCCGCCTTCGGGTTATACGGCGTGTTCCAGGTAGGCATCCCGCCTCCAATGTGCCCGCACCCACGGCAGCGCCTGCGCCTGCGACGACCACGGATCGATCGCGCCGTGAAACACGACGACGCGCGCATTCGACGGCAGCACGTTCCGCCGTTTCTGGATCCAGTTTCGGAAGCTATAGACGCCGTCTTCGCGCGTCCACTTCGCCTCGCCCCTCCCGAGGCGATAGGAGATCCAGCCCTGATCCGATCCCCAACACTTTGCCAGGAGCGACCGCCGCGGCGACGACGCCGGATCGAAGTCGGTCCACACCTGCGGACGGCTGCCGGTCGTGAGCAGCATCATCGAGCCGTTGTAGTGGCTGCCCGGCTGCGGATTCGTGTCGCCCCAGAAGACGACGTCTTCCGTCCGATTCCAGAGCGGGGACAGGTCTCGGCAGATCACGAGGTCGAGGTCGAGCGACACGACCCGATCGCCGAACCACTGCGCCGCGTCCGGATGAAACAGACGGAGGCGCCGGTAGCAGCTCGGGTGCTTCCCGCCGTGCGGACTGGGCACCGTCGCGAAGTCGTTCCACGCTGGCAGGATCTCGATGTCGGGATCGATGCCGACGGCGTCGTCGGTGACGCACACGAACCGGTGCGGGTGCGAGTAGTGGCGACGCACCATCGCGCGCAGGACGTTCACCGTCTCCGGCCCGAACGTCGAGCGGTAGCCCGTCCGCGGCGCCCATTTCCAGCAGACGACCGTCAGCACGCCTGCGGCACCTCGACCGGCGGGAGGACCGTCACCTGATGCGACCACGGGAACGTCAGCCGGAGCGGCCGCCACTCTTTGAGCGCCCCGCGCTCGGCGCGGATCTTCGCGACGTTGACCTTGTCGCCTTGTTCCTTCCGGCCGTAGGTCGTCGTCGACGCGTCCGCGATCACGTCGCGCGGCACACGGATCAGCGGCTCCGGCAGCATCTCGACGCGCGCCGTCGCCTGCACGCGATCGCGGAATTCGCCGTCGGTCCCGTAGTAGCCCGAGAACCGCTCGTCGTAGCCGCCGATCGCGTCGAACATGCCGCGTGTCAGCAGCCACGAATTCGGATGCGGTTTGTACGGCGTCGCGTATGGCGCGTCGACTCGCGAGAACCGGTAGACCGTCGCCGGGTCGAGCTCGCCGTAGACCAGGCGTCGCAGCGTCCCTTCCGGCAGCAGGTGATCGATGTCGGTGAGCAGGACCCATGACGTGCGCGCCTGGTCGACCCCGAGGTTCCGACAGGCGAGCCAGTTCCACCGGACGTCGACCTCGATCCGATACAGGCGGAACGAGGCGATCCCGGTCGGCTCGATGCACTTCTTCGCGACGTGCTCCGGCGATCCGTCGTCGACGACGATCGCGTGGAACCGCGATTTGAGATCGCACGGATACGCGCGCCAGGTCCGAAAGTGCTCGAGCAGCATCCCGGCATTCCTGTAGTACGGCAGGATCAGCGTGAGCTCCCTCATGCCGCCCTCCGCACCCAGACGCCGATCCCGGGCCCGTCCGGATACTTGCTCGCGTACGGTTCGATCACTGGGAGGTCGAGCGCCCGCCCATAGGTCGCCCGGAACCCTTCGGCGTGGCTATGAAAGTCCGCGCCACACGAGGCGTCGAGATCGTGCACGCCGACGACGGCGACGTGCGGATACATGAAGGCTGCGTCCTTCAGCGCGATCGCGATCGCGTCCTTCGGTCCATCGATCAGCAACCCGATCGTCTGACGCCGGGCTTCGGCGAGCACCCGCGGCAGGATCTCTTGGACGTCGCCGGCGATGAAGTGCACGCGCTCCGGCGCCTCGATCTCGAAGTCCCGGTCGATCGAGATCACCGGCCCGCCGAACGTCGCGGCGAGCAGGCGCGTCGACATGCCGTACTTGACGCCCGACTCCACGACCAGCGTCACCCCGGCATTGAGACAGCACGACAGGAAGAGATAGATCTCGGAATACCAGACGCCCTTCCGGACGTAGGGGATCGTGTGCGCACGCACGGCGAAGGCCTCGGCCGTCATGCCGTCGCCACCTTCGTAAAGCCGTCCGGCTGCCGAATGTCCTTCGGGAGCCACATCGGCTCGCCGCGACGATGCTTGCGGAGGAACCCGCCGATGTGCCCGAGGTCGACCGCGTGCACGCCCTTCGCGCACAGATCGTTCGCGATCACGGTCGCCGTCGCACCAAGGCAGATCAGGACGCGCGCCGTCGGGACGCCGATCTCGTCCATCAGCCGCGGGTACTCCGTCCACGCGTGCTGTTCAGGCCCGATCACCTCTCGGATACGTGTCGCGCCGACGAGGTCCGTCGGCCGGAGCGACTTATCACTGCCGCGGACGAGGACGATGTCCCGCCCGACCCAGAGCGTCTCGAGCAGCGCCCAATAGTCTGGCGTGTTGATCCACGGCGCCGAGTCCGGCCGCGTGATGAACGAGCTCGCGTACGCACGCCCCGGCCGCAGGAGTCGGCAGCCGCGCTCGAGATGCTTGTTCCATCCGGTCCGCTTCGGCGTCTCGATGCTCGGGTGAATGTTCGGCACGCCGACGAGGCAGTCGCCAGAGTCGAAGAGGATCTGCCGCAGACGCGTACTCAGCGCCGGATCGTGCGTCTGCGTCTTCATCGCATAGCCGGCCGCCATCGCGAACTCGCCGTCGCCGTAGCGCGCGATCGACTGACCCGCACAGATCGCCTGCAGCGTCTCGAGCTCGCCGAGGACGTGTGGATACGCTGACGCCTTCACGCGGCCCCCCACGCTGGCACCGAGCGGCCGCGCCAGTTCTCCCATCCGGCCTGCGGACCGAGATGCAGCAGCGACAGCCCCTCGAAGTAGTCCCACCGCTTGCGGTAATAGAGCTCGATGAAGTTCGTGTCGTACTTGCCGGCGGTCGGATAGGAGCCGAACCGGCGACCTTTCACCCAGCGCCAGGCGTTGAAGTAGCCGACCGGCCGCCCGCCCGAGTTCTTCATCCGCGGAAACCGATCGAGCGAGCCGTCCGCCTGGAATGTGGTGAAGTCCTTCGCCGTCAGGCAGTGATACCGCCACGCCCCGTACAGGATCGTCGGGAGAATGTGCTTGTCCTGCGGCCACGCGCCGACCGGGTAGCAGTCGACATTGATGTTCACGACGACTTCCCCGTATTCGGGCGGGTCGATCAGTTCATCCACCAACCCGAGACAGACATCCATCCCGTACGCCGCGTTGAAGGTCGGAGTCCCGCCGACGTGACACGTCTCGTCGAGCCGCGTCCACGCGTCGGTGACGATGGGCGTCACCCCGTGCGCGACCGCGAGCTCGATCGAGGGATCGCCAGGCGCCGTGGCGACCGACAGCGTCCCCGGAGGCAGGATCGCCTTCCACGCCGGCAGCGTCACCGCCAGGAAATCGGCGTAGTTGACCGACACGATGATCGCCCTCACACGAAGGCCTCGTGTGCGCGCGGCGCGTAGACCTGCGACAACTGCTGATTCATCAGGTGCAGGCGACACATCACGCGGCAGTCGGAGAGGTCCGTCCGCTGCCCGGGATGCCGCGCCCAGATGTCGGCGAACGACTCCGTCCGCAGATCGCCGAGCAGCGAGTCCGGGATGCCGCGCCGTTGCGGACACAGCCAGACGCGGCCGTCCGGCGTGATCGTCGCGTTGAACCGCACGCCGTAGCAGGTCGAATACGTCCGGCCGTTCCAGTCCAGATACTCCATGAACCGCTCGACGTCGCACTCGACGTCTGGTTCTTTGGCGATCGCGACGAGCGTCTCGAAGGCCTCGGCGATCCACGACCGGTCGCCGGTGCACGTCGCCGGCGCGTCGGGGGAGGTCTCGATCGTCGGCCGGAGCGTCGTATACGTCGCGCCGAGCTGCCGCGCCAGATAGACCATCGTCTCGGCCTTGCGCCAGTTGCCCGCGTGCAGCAGGAACGACACGCCGACCGTCGTCAGCTTCGGCTCGGCGAGCCACCGGATCCCGTCGACCGCTCGCCAGAAGCGATCCGTCGGGACGCCTTTCTCGTGGTGATAGGTGACCGGATCGGCACAGTCGAGGGAGACCACGACCCAGGTCGCCGCCTCGGCGAGTGTGCGCGCCGACTCCGGACGCAAGAGACCGCCGAGCGTGTACATGCCTTGCTCGAGGCCCAGGCTCGCCGCGTGTTGCACGATCTCCGGCCACTGGCTATGTGTGGTCGGCTCGCCGCCGCCGGTCCACACGACGCCCCTGACGCCGGCCGCGGCCATCTGCTCGAGCGCGCGACGGACGAGCGTCGTGTCCGCGTAGTCGCCGACGTCCTCGAACGCCATCGGGAGACGGCGATCGCGCATCACCCAGGGCCCGCGCGTATGGGTATGGGCGAAGTGACAGGACTGGCAGCCGAGGACGCACCGATTCGAGAGATCCCACTCGACGGTCACCGGCGCCGCCTTCTGGCCGTGCTGCCAGGCCGCCATCCGGTCGAGATGCGAGAACACCTTCGACGGCGTGATGAACCTCACGCGGCCGCGACCTCGACGCGGAGCGCTTCCTCGAGCGGCAGCAACGGGAAACAGACGAGCGCGGTCTTCCGGGTGCAGTTGACGATCTCGATCCCGCGCGCCTGCAATGGCTCGACGAGCGTCGCGAACGCGCGCAGACAGGACGCAAACGGCGCCCCGGTGCGATCCGGATGCTCGCCGAAGAAGTGCTGCCGGCCGCCGCTCATGTCGTAGCCGAGCAGGATGATCCGCCGCGCCCCTTTGTGCACGGCCAGATTGATCGCCTGGTAACCGCTGTTCCGCCCCGTCCGGAGGCCGGTCGGATTCGTCTCGAGGCCGTTCGCGCCGGTGTTCCGCAGGATCTTGACGCCCGGCCACCGCGCCGACGGCCTCTGCATCGCCCACTTTTCGCCGGCGAAGGCCTGCGCGCCATCGTGCCACCTCCACCACTTCGCGTCGCACGCATAGAGCGCGTCTGCCCACGGCGCGAGACGGTACGCGTCATTCACCGCGATCACCTTCGCGCGTCCGCGGACGGCGTCGACGTCGGCCTGCGTCAGGCTTGGACCGCTGCCGATGCACACGACCGTCGATCCCGGCCAGTCTCGCTCGACGCGCGCCGCTCGAGGAACGATGGGCGCCTTCATGCGATCGTCGGATCCCGCATTCCGGACAGCAGGAGCACGATGTCAGGCGTCAGCGGACCTTCGACGGCGCCAGGCGTCTGCGCATCGTCGCCGCGGAACTTCCACAGGTTCCCGAGCACCTTCAAGATCGCCGCGGACGCGAGCGCGTATTCCGGATCCGTCGCCGGATCCGTGTCCTCGCTCCAATCGGCATACTCATGCCGTTTGATGTGCATGAGGACGATCGCTGTCGCCTGGTGGAGCTTCAACTGCACGTCCGACTCGTAGGGATTCGGCGAGCCGTCCCCGTCGAGGTTCAGGTGCAGATGCGCCATCGCGGTGTCGAGTGACACGATCGCCATTTAGTACCCCTTCGGACCTCGCTCGCCCTGGTCGCCCTTCGGCCCGCGATCGCCCGTCTCGCCCTTCGCGCCGCGCTCGCCCTGCCGGCCACGCTGCGAGGACAACTGCCAACACCGCGAGGCCTCGAGCCGTTGTCCGGGCTTGATCCCCTTGCTCGCCGCGAGCGCCGTCCACGTCGACCCGCCGTCGCTCACCTGATCGCCGCGCTCGTACGGCGTCTCATTCGTCCAGACGCCGCGGTAAATCGTCACCGGGAAGACGACCGTGACTTCCTTCACGCGCTCGCCCCTCATGTACCGGTGCGTCAGCGTTCGCTCGCCGTCGTACACGACGTCCAGGTCATCGAACCCGAGCCCGTCTTCGCCGCGGTCGCCGGTGTCGCCCTTCTCGCCCCGATCGCCTCGCTCACCTCGATCACCCTGCGGACCTCTGTCCCCGACAGGCCCCGTCACGCCGGGCAACCCGTCTCGGCCGGCGATCCCTTGATCGCCTTTCTCGCCTCGGTCGCCTCGATCGCCGGTGTCGCCCTTGATCCCTTGATCGCCTCTTTCCCCTTGCACCCCTGGATCGCCTTTGCCGCCCGTCTCGCCTCGTTCTCCGGGCGGTCCCGGCGGCCCAGGCGGCCCCGGCACCGGCGCGACGGCCTTCAATTCCGAGATCGCGTTCGTCAGGATCGCGATCTTCGTGTCTCGTATCGCGATCTCTGCGGCGACATATTCCCGAATGACTGGCGCGATCGCTCTGATCACCGCGGCCCGATCCTCGGACGTCATGCGGCGAGCCCGAGTTCTTTCCTCAACATCTCCACCATGTCGCGCTCCTGTGCCGCGGTGTCGTCGCTCGCCCCTGACGACTGCGGCGCCGGTGCCGGTGTACTGCTGCTCTTGCTCGCGAACGGATCGTCCTGCGCGTCGCGTTTCGCGAGCGCCTCGAGCGAGAAGTTCTGCTGCTGCAGGTATGGCGAATCACCGCCCGTGACGGGCCCGAGGCCGAAGAACTTCCGCCGCGCCTCGTTCGGCGACATGCCGCCCTTCAGCGACTCCGACGCCGTCCGGACGAGCGTCGCCGTATCCATACGCATCAGGTCGTCGAGATCGAACTCCGTCCCCCACTCCTGCGGCGCCCCGGCCTTCGCCATGCCGAGGCCTTCGTCAAGGCAGATCTCGATCGCCTCGAGATAAATCTGCAGGCATTGGGAGTAGTACTGCTGATCGAGCGCCTCGACGGAGTTCGTATTCGGATACGGGCCGATCCCGATCTTGTACGGCGGGACTTTGTAGGCCGTGCAGATCTTCAGCGACGTCGACTGGTCCTGCTCGATCAGCTGCGAGTCGACGGCGTTGACCGACATTTTTTCGAACTTCAGCCCGTCGCCGAGGATCGCGACCTTCCCGACGTTGGCGCCGGTGAAGTTTTCCTCCCAGTACTTTTTCAGCCGCTTGGCCGTGTCGTCGTTGATGAACCCAGGCGCCGTCAGCACGCCCCCGGGATTCGAGCCGCTCGAGAAGAAGACGGTCGAGTTCTCCTGGATCCGGATCCCCTGCATCGCCGCCAGGCCGCACGCGTAGATCGGTGCGATGCCGACGAGCGGATGGAACAGCGTGTTCATCCGGTCGTGGATCACCTCGGTCGCCGGCGCGACGATCTGCGCGCCTTCGAGGGTTGGGATCTGCTCGAGTGCCGGCGCCGACAGGTTGTCGGTCTTCAGTTCGTAAAAGACGTCGCCGTTTGGCGCGACGAGCGGACGGCAGCGGAGCGGGTCGAGGACATACATTCCGTCGACGACGCTGCGGTTATCGCGCGACTTCAGGACGTAGGTGTTCCCGCGGGTATTCTTCGAGAGCACCCACGACTCATAGAACTGGATCCGGTTTTGATAGTGGTTCGGCTTGCGGATCACCGACCCATACGCGACGTTCTCGGCCTCGACCCAGAGCCCCGGCATCCGCTGCTGCACCAGCTTGAGCCGCATCTTCGCGACGTCGGACGCGATCAGCGTCGCGCAGGCGAACAGCGCCGGATGCGAGAGCACCGTCGTGACGTCGATCGTGACGTTCTGCTGCCAGGCGCCGGCGTAGGGTTCCCGGATGAGCGGCCACCAGCCGCCCTGGCTATTGACCGAGGACAGGTTCTGCGGAGCGGCTTTGTAGAAGAAGAAGTCTCGGACCCGACCGACGAAGGCCTTGAACGTCACGCCTTCGGCTCCGCGACGAGGTCGCGTCGCCTGTATGTGCGCTTGCGCTTGCGTGTCGGTGTGTCAGGCGCCGGATCGACCGCGACATCGTCGGCGGCCGTCGCGACTCGCGCCTGCTTGCGTGCTTTGAGCACGATCCGCTCGACCGGCGTCGCGTCGAATCGTTCGCCGGCCTTCGCCGTGCGTGTGCGGAAGGAAAAGTCGACGAGCGCGACCATCGGAGTCAGGTGCATAGATCACAACACGGCCGGACCAGGCTCGCCCGCCTGACCCGGCCCCCAAACGATCCGAAACGACGCTACGCCGGGCTGCCTACGCTGCCCCAGTTCACGTCGTCCATGTACGACACGGCTTCGGCGCGCCGCTTCTTCCAGTTGATGTAGCGCTCCGCCTTGATGCCGAGCAAGTTGTTCTGCCACAGCGACACGAGCGACGCGCCGGTCGGCTGACTTTGCGTGAACCCGGTGTCGAGCATCTCGAGTGCGGCCTCGCGGCTCACGTCGATCGAGACTTGCCCGTCGTCGGACAGGAAGACCTCGCGCGCGTTGACCGCGATCAGCAGGTTCCCGTGTGTCCCTTCGTCCGCCGCATACTGCGACGTGATGACCGGGATCCCGAGCAGACGACCGCCGCCGACTTCGAGGTCCGGGAATTCCCGCTGCCCGAGGTCGTTGACCATGATCGACGCGGCGAGTGCCAGCGTCTCCGGCATGATCAGCACGAGACCGGTCACCCGCTGGTTATTGAGAATGAACTGCTCGAGCAGGTTCTGAATGTCCGAGCGGATGTTATCCGCCGACGTGCCCGCAGACGAAAGTGGCGTGACGCCGTTCGTGATCGACGCCGGCGAGACGTCCGCCGAGACCGCGACATCGGGATCGATGAAGTCGGTATCGATCTTCTCGACGATCGTCTCCGACAGGGCATCGCGGACGAGACCTTCCGCGCCGGGCACCGAGAACCGCGCGAGCTCGTCGGAGATGACCGAGATCGCGGCGATCTTCGCCCACGTGAGCGTGGTCGGCGCAAAGTGGAACTTCGTGAGCGGCTTCGGCTTCGCCTGGCCGACCCAGTTCGCCGTCCCGCCCGTCGTCTGGCCGACGATGCGCACATTGAACGGGACGTTCCGCAGCGCCGGAATGCCGCCGGTCCCGAACTTCCCGACGATCGTCATCGGACGCAGATACTCGATGAACTCGCTCGCGAGGTTCGTCGGATCGACGAGCGCCGTCGCCCAGTCCGTGTCGGTGGTCGTGCCAGCCGCGACGGTGCCACGCTGGTACTGCGGCCGGAGGTATTCCTGCACGCGCGTGTCGCTCGGGAAGAGTCCCTTCGCCACCTCGTACGCGTTGACGTGATTGATGTACGCGTTGATCTTGCAGATGACCGCGCGCGCGAGCTGATACCCGGGCGGCAGGTTCTCTTTGAACGTGATCACGCGCGACGTCTGCGTCGACCGCGCCGTCGAGGCCTCCTCGGGAGTCCCCCCTTTGACGACGACCGCCGACTCGCGAGTCACACGATCGAGCGTCTCGAGACGCGCGAGCTGATCGTCGATCGCCTTGATCTCGTCGGTCAGCGTGGCGAATGCTTCCTGCCCGGCCGCGTCGAGTGTCGCGCCGTCGTCCTCGCCCATGAGTTCATTCATGCGCGCGACTTTGGCCGCCTTCTCGGCGACGCAGACCTGCTTCCGTTCCGCGATCGTTTTCTTCATCGGTCCAGTCCTTCGAGATGTGTCCGAGGCACCGGACGAGGAAGAGCCGCGAGCGTTTCGCGCAGGCATGGCGAATTGCTCGGCGACGATGCTTTTGATCGTTTGAATCGACGCCGACGCGTTCGCCGGCACCGTAACGAGTGAGAGTTCGAGGATCTCGGTCTTCGTGAACCGGAGGCCGCCGGTCTTGAGGAGCTCGACGCCGTCCTCGAGCGCGTTGAACCCGATCGAGACGCCGCGGATCAGGCCGGCCTTCAGCGACTGCCAGGCTTCCTCGACGCGGTCTCTCAGCGTGCCCGGCTCGTTGATCCGCGGCAGGCTCGCCGTAAACTCGATGCCTTTTTTCGTGGGCGTATCGAAGACCGCCGTCCCGACCGGCTTGTCGGCCTTGTGGAACAGCAACAGTGGGAGGGGATTCTTGAAGATGGCGCCGAGCGGCTCGACGATGTCGCCGATCCGGTCAGCTTCGGGCGTCGTCGCGACGCCGCGGATGATGCGCTGATCCTCGTCGATCGACTTGACCGTGAGAACGGAAAACGCCCGACTGAGCATGGGGATCGCCGTCCATGCTCAGCCGCTTGGACTACGCGGTGATTTTTGTAGTTAGGAAAATGGCTACTTCAACCCGGGAGACTTGACCGCCGCGCGCCGTTTTTGGACGACTCGATGCGCGGTATCCACTAGGTCTCGAAGGACTTGAGACACACTCGTCGATCGTTCGTCGGCGAGTCGCACGAGGAAGTCGTGTTGTGTCTCCGGGATCCACGTGGACACGCTGGATCCCTGCTCCTTCGCCTTCGGTCGTCCACGGCCACGCGACACGATCACGAGCTGCGGTTCACCCATGCGTCACCGCCCCGAAAATATGAGCGCCTGATACTGCGGCGCCGGCTCCTGCAGCATCAGCGACTTGAGCGCCATCAAATTCGCCACGCACCCGTCGATGTGTTTACTCGCCTTCTTCGGCTTGACCGGCCGAATCCTGCCGGCGTCGTCTCGTTTGACCGCGACGTTCTCGACGTGATTCCTCATCACACGGTTGCCGTCGTGATGCGCCCGGCCTGATTTTTCGAGCGCTTCGAAAATCTGCGCCGGCTCGCTCATGTGTGTGTAGTTCTGAAGGACTTCGACGACCTTCAGCCCTGCGCGATCCCGGAGTTGAGTCGCCAGGTCCGTCGCGAACGCCGGGTCGTATCCGATCAGCGCTTGCTTCAAGAGTGGAAACCTCGGGACGATCTTTGTCGTGATGTCCCGATAAATGCGCGAGTAGTCGATGATCGCGCCCCCGGTCGCAGTTACCAAACCGTCCTTCACCCAGAGCGAATACGGAACGCCGTCGTCCTTCTCGTGCTGTCGCATGGTCTCTTCAGGAATCCAGAAGAACGGAAGGACGAACGTCTCGAAATTGAGATCGATCGACTTCGGACCGGCCTCCTCGCCTTCCACATCGAGCCGGACAGCGTCCGAGATGAAACGGCGGAACAGGACCACGAACGCCGCGAGGTCCCACTTCTGCGCGAGGTCGAGACCGGCCGCGCACTCGAGACCGACGAGCAGGGAATCGTCGAACGACATTCGGCAGGCGTCGTGCCAATCGACGGGGATCCACGCCGTCGCCTGATTGACCCATCGGTTGAGGTGATACCGAAGGAAGTCGTTGCGCTTCCTCGGCTCCGCCTTCGCCTCCATCGCCATCAAGGCGAGCTTGTCGACGCGAATGGTGACGCCTAACCCTGGATTGACACGACTCCAGACGACCGGATCCCATGGATCGTCTTTCGGTGTCGCTTCGAAGATCACCGGCAGATGATGCTCGTCGGGAACCGTCCCGCTCAGCACCTTCAGCGCATACTCCCGCTCTTCGTAGCAAATCGACTCGTCATCGTCGCCGGCCGTCGTGATCAGCAGAATCAACGGCTGCCGCCTGGCGACGATGCCGCGTGTCAGAACTTCGAAGAGTTCCCGGTTCGGCTGCGCGTGCAGTTCGTCGATGATGAGGCAGTGGATGTTCGGCCCGTGCTTCGTCGCCGCGTCCGCTGAGAGCACCTGGAAGAACGCCGTTGGGTCATCCGCTCGGACAATCTGGTTCTTGTAGAGGACGAGCCGCTTCTTCAGCGCCGGCGACGCCTCAACCATCGCCGACGCCGCACGGAACAGGATCCTCGCCTGCTCCCGGTCAGCGGCCGCGACATAGACCTCGGCGCCAGGTTCGTTATCGGCCAGGAGCATGTAGAGCGCCAGGCCGGCGATGAGTTGCGTCTTCCCGTTCTTCTTTGGGATTTGGATGTACGACTTCGTGAACCGTCGAAGGCCAGTCTCGACGTCAACCCATCCAAACAACGGACGCAGGATCAGCTGCGCTTGGTAGTCCAGAAGATCGAACCGCTTCCCCGCGACCTCCCCCTTCGAATGGCTACAGAACCGAGGGAAGAAGTCGCACGCACGCCCGGCCAACACCGGATCGAACCGGTATCGACCCCCGCACGAATCCACCGCGATCGTGACACCAGACCACCGCTCATGTGGAGGCTCGCCGACGCCCCACCAGCACTCAGGCGCCGCGACTGAAGAAGGCGTCATCGTCATCCTGTTTCGGCACCGCTGCCGGCTCTACCAGCGGGCGTCCGCTAGCAGTCAAGAGGAAGTCTTTCTCGTACTCCCGGATCTGCTTCAGCAGGCCCCGGTGATTGGGACCGCCGACGCCAGAACTCCTCGATTCGTTTCGTTCCAGGACGACCGTTTTGCAATACCTCTCAAACGCGAGGGCCGTGGCCTTCGTCAGCGTCCGAGCACTGAACGCATGCGGCGCCTGCTTTAACCAGACCGCCCGCTCGTCCATAGTCAGATCGTCTGGTGCGTCGAACTCCTCGATCGGACTGGCCGGATTCGTCGTCGGGACAGACGGATGCCTGACGACGTCGGCCTGTGGCGTCCTTGGACTTCGTTTCTTCCGGCCCGATCCGTGACGCTTACCGCCCCAAGGCATTGTAAAAATTGGACATCTTGAAAAGTGGGACGGTTTCAAGTGTGAAAACGTGGGGCCCCAGATTAGCTTTCAAGCACGCAGAGCCGCGCGGCGATGGGAGGATGTGAACCACAGCGTTAGTTTCCTCCCCCCCGCCCCTTCACCGAATTACAGAATCGACATGCTCCCTGGAGGTTCGCCCTGTCGAACGCGAGCGCCGGGTTGCCACGATGCGGAACGATGTGATCGGCGACTTCACTGGCGATCGTGCAGCCTGGAAATTTCAGCCGACACAACGGTTCCTCTCGTCGAACCAACCGCGACAACTGACGCCACCGCGGATCGTCGTAGACCCATGAGAACGGATGACTACGTTTCGCTGCAGTTCGAGCATGTTCTGGGCAACGACTGCCAGATTTGACGAGCACACGGCAACCTTGAGTGAGACAAAAGCGATCAGTCGCACTCGGCATTGTTCGATGTCCGGATGTATGGGGGGGTATTTTTGGCCGCGAGAAAGGCCGTCACCTTGGGCGCGATCTTCGTATCGAAGTCGCGGATTCTTTTGACCATCTCACTTCGATCAATGATCTGATTCCTGCGCGGACGGTTCTTCGAACCTGTTGGCCTTCCCACCTACACCACCTCGTTCTGCCAGAGAGGGGGGGATATTTGAAATTCGCCCATGGGGTGCGCCTTTACCCCGTCGGGCTATACCGTTGCACGTTCTTCACCCGAAACCGCACTTCTCGCGCGATCGTGACCGTCCGATCGTTGAGCGTGCACGTCGCTCGAAAGTGGGCGACGTGCTCTTCTTCCTGCGGCAGCTCGTCGTCGTCTTCCCCGAGGTAGGGGGTATCTTCCGCGTCGTACTGCCAGGTGACTTGGCCCGACAGACCAGCCACGGCGACGCCGTTCGCGTTGAGCGCGTCCTGATCCTCGCGGTCGTTGATCGTCTCCTGCGTGTTGACGTCGAAGAGGTCGAGCGTGAGGGAATTGACGGAGGTCAACGGGATCGCGTCGCCGTTCTCATCCTCGAGGAACAGCACGACCGTCCCTGAGGTTCCCTCGAGCACGGCCAGGCGGACAGGTCGAAGCGCCATCAGATGATCCTCGGTTTCTTCGTCTGCGTCGGGCGAAGTGTTGGCTCCGACGTTGAGCTCGGTCGGATGGTCGGCGAGGAGGTGGAGACCGTCGACAGTTTCGGCGCCTTCGTCCTGGCCTGACGGACGAATCCTTCCGGCGGCGGCGCGAAGAGTACCGCCGTCAGCACGGCCGTGATCGCGAGCGTCCCGGCCGTCGACGTCGACGTCTGTTTATTTAGCGTAGAGAGGGGGGTTATTTCGCCGGACAGTGCCCTGGCAATGTGTCGGGACAGCGCGCCGGAGCAGGTGAGCGTCGCGACGAAGGCCTTCGCCCGCACGATCGTCAGCGTGCCGGCCGTCGTCAGCGTCGCCGCCAGCGACTTGGCCGTGCTCTTCGTGAGTGCGCCGGCCGTGCTGAGCGAGGCGACGAATGTCTTCGCAGTCGACTTCGAGAGGTCGCCGGCGGTGGTCAGCGTTCCGTCGAATGATCGGAGCGCCGTCTTGATCGCCGTGACCGTGCCGGAGCTCGACAGGGTCGCTGTGAGCGCCTTCGCCGTCAACTTCACGAGTGCGCCGGAGCTCGAGAGGGTCGCCGTCAGCGACCGGGCAGTCTGTGTCGTCAGTGCGCCGGCCGTGCTCAGGGTGCCCTCGAGCGACCGGAGCGCGATCTTGGCCGCGGTCAGTGCGCCGGACGTCGAGAGCGTCGCCAGCAGCTCCCGGCTGGTCTGCTTCAGCAGCGTCCCGGCCGTTGAGAGCGTCGCCGCGAGCGTTTTCTGAAGCAGGGGGGTTAATGTTCCGGACGTCGTCAGCGTGCCCGCGAGCGTTTTTTGGGCCTGCTTGGCGAGCGCGCCGGCGGTCGTGACGGTCGCCTCGAGCGACTTCAGCGCGGCTTTAATCGTGGTGAGGGCGCCGGATGTCGTCAGTGTTGCCTCGAGCAACTTGATCGTCGACGTGGCGAGCGTGCCCTCAGTCGTGAGCGTCGCCGTCAGCGCCCTGTGTGTCTGCTTCAGGAGTGCGCCGGCCGTCGTCAACGTCGCGTCGAGCGACTTCAGGGCGATCTTGATCGCCGCGAGCGCCCCGCTCGAGGTCAGCGTCGCGTCGAGCGCCCTGGCGGTCTGCTTGACCAGATCGCCAGCAGTCGTCAGTGTGCCGCTGAGCGCCTTCAGACAGAGGACGATCAGCGTCCCGGAGCTCGAGAGCGTCCCGACCAGGACCTTCTGTGTCTGTTTGGTGATGGCGCCGGCCGAGGTCAGCGTCGCCTCGAGTGCGCGCGCTGTCTGCTTGGTGAGTGCGCCGGCCGTCGTCAGCGTCGCGGTCAGGACTCGGGCGGTCTGTTTCGTCAGCGCCCCAGCGGTCGTCAGCGTCGCCGACGTGATCTTCCCGATCTGCTTCGAAAGTGCACCGGCGGTCGTCAGCGTCCCGTCGACAGACTGCAGGATCAGATTCGTCAACTTCGACGTGACGAAGCGTCGCGTCGGCAGATACCGAACGATCCGCGACCGCGTGATCAGTGGCACGTCTTAGATCTCGATGACGTAGAAGACACCCTTGATCGTGAGATCGTCGGCGACGGCCGTCTCGAGCCGAACGATCAGCCGCTCACCCTGTCTGACCAGCGTCGCCGGGATCAACTCTTCCGGGAGATACATATCGTAGGGAGCGGCTTGCAGATTCCAGCCGCGACGCTCGATCAGATCATCCGCACCGCCGGTCTGCGTCGTGATCGCCGAGTCTCGCGATCGAGCGGTAAATCCGACGCTTGCGTAACCAGGGGGGGTTAAAACGGTGATCGAGTCGCCGCCACTACTGTCCGTAATGCTGCCGGTGACCTTGCGGATCGACAGGTCGAGCATTTCCGCCGCCGCGTCGCCCGCTTCGGTAATCTGGCCCAACGACCAGCCGAAGAGCATACACGGCTTGTCATCCGCCGGTGAGACGTTCAGCAGATCGTAATCGCCACTCGACTGGGCGATCGTGCCGCTGATCGGTACGCGATAGATTCTCCCGAGCATTACGCGCTCCTTCTCGAGCCGAGATAGCGAAGCCGTGGGTGATGGGCGAACCGCAGAAATCCCGGCGCGGTCTTGGGTGCCGCCGCGGCCGCCTCGCCGATCATGACCGTCCACGCAAAGCACCCAGACGGATCCGCGTCATCCATGCGAAATGAGAACCCGTCCGCATCCACGCTCTGCACGTCCATCAGACCTTGCACGGTTCCCGAGGCGCCGTCCGCTCCATCAGATCCGGGATCCTGAATGTTGATATAGATCTCGTCCGTCTCGACCGCACGGATGACGCGCATGTTCGCGTCACCAGAACTGGATATGACGGCCTGCGCTGTCCGCTCGGACGTAGACGTCGCTGCGCCAATGGACGTGTGCCAAGGCGCGGTGGGTGTGCCTGCGGCTGATTCGGCGCGAGCTGCCGACGCCACGATGACGCCTTTCGGCGTGCCACCGATCCCGCTGATGGTGATGTCGTTCGTCGTGTTGGTCAGGGTCGTGATCGGGTTGATCTTCCAGAGCCCGCCCTTAATACACAGCGCAAAGGCTTGGAAGGTATTCACACCCGTGAAAGCCACCTTATTCAGACGGAACCCGTCTGAATTCATCTGGACGAACGCCACGCGAGAGATGCTGAGGGCCGTTGGATCAGTCAAACTCTCCAGACCCGTCACATCTAAGACGTCCGTACAGTACGACGCCGTGTCCGAACTCGCTGAACCTGCATCGGTGGCACCGTACAAAATCGCCGCCTCGCTGCCCGTACGAGCAGCACCGAAACAGAAATGACCGGTGCTCCCTCCGGCCTGCGGCGGGTTTGTAGTGCCTTGCCAGTTCGTAAAAAAGACGATGTCCGGCTGGAATGCCCCGGTGATGGCAATATCGAAGGTTCCAGTGGCCCCAGCCAGTTCGCTGTACCGATGGAGATCCACGTTGGTGATGTCACTGCCGCCAAAGGCAATGAAACTCACTCGCATGTCGATGGGCATGACATCGTCAACGATCAACCGGAACCCATCACTCGGCCAATTCGCCAAGGCATCGAGGTCGATCAACCCGTCCCACGTCGTAGAGTTGACGGTGAGCGAGGCGATACAGGCATCCTCTCGCACGCCGCTGCTCGCACCCTGACTACCGGCTCCGTTGTCGTCTGTGCTCGTAACGCACCCGCGTTCGGTCTGGGTGCCGAACCCGACACCCATCTTGGAATCGCCAAACGTGCAGGAGTCCGTGGACGACGTGTGCCCACTCCACCAAAAAATGATCGCCTTCGGCTGGAAGCCGCAGGTCACATCTTGCGTACTGTCGACCGCGCCTGTGCCGGTGCTAAATGCGCCGACCTTGCACGACACGCCCATGCGTTACGCGACCCCGAGTCGCGCCTTCAGCGCCGCTTCCGTCGTATACGGCGAGCCACGGTATTCCCCAAGCAGCAGCACCTCGTGCAGTTCCAGCGTCGTCAAATTCGATGCCCGCTGAATCGACATGAACGCGCTGAAGAAGACCGGGTCGTCGGCCGCGGTCGTACTGCGCGCGCGCACGCGCGCGATTTTGATCCCAGGCCCGAGCGGCGACGGGAAGGTCTGCGTCGTCTGCAGATACTTGATCCCGGTCGCGCCCGCGTCGCTGATCACGGCGACCTCGACGCCGTCGGTGTCGTTCCACAGCTGCCAGAACTGCGTCCCCGCGCCGACCTTGTTCACCCGCACGCCGAAGGTCACCTGCGTGATCCCGGCCGATTGCACCGCGGCAAACCCCAGATTTTGACTCCCGGGGATCGCGTCGAACGTGGTCCCGACGTTGGTCAACGTATGGCCCGCCGGCACCGTCGCCAGGGTCACCGACTCGCGCGGGTCGACGATGCGGGCCAGAAGCGCCGCGGCTTCCGTTTCTTCGGACGGCGAGAGCGTGAACAGCGCGACGACTTGCGCCTGCGTCATGAATCCGCGCTGCCACTCGCCAATGGCAGACATGAAGGTATGAACCTGGATGCCAGGCGCGTCCTGACCGAGCAGGCGCGTATAGAGACTCATATCAATTCTTCGAGAGAGGGGGGAGTGCTGACGGCGACGGGCCTCGCGCGTTCATCGCCTTTATCCACCAACAGGCAAAGTATCCACTAGCCTCCAGAGCTGACGCTTAAGGTATACGTGAACTGAATGCTATCCCCTGAAACCACGTTTATGGCGCTGAACACCGAGCGATCCCACAGCGTGCCGCCGCCGGTGGCCGCCTGGCTGAAGATGCCGTGCTCCGTGATCGCCGCCGTGTTGTCGAAGGTCACCGTCCCGATCGTCCGGAGTTGATTCGCCGCCGGCTGCGATTCGGTGCCGGTCGCGCGCGTGTTGTCAGGGTTGAGCGCGGTCGTCGACTCCGTCTGCAGGGCGACGTCCGTCACGTTCTCGGCGTTCGTGCCGGTGCCGCACCCGTGGAAGTGCAGGCTCGTGATGTCGGTCGCGTCGTTGTCCCAGTCGTCGACGAGATAGGCGACGCCGGCGTCCGTGATCGACTTCGTCGAGAGTAGCCCCAGGTGCTCGATCGTACCGTCGGCGCGAATCACCGACGCGTAGAGTCGGCCGATGCCGAAGACGCCCGTCCCCTTCAGGCCGCGGTACGCGCCCGTGAAGAACAGCCGCACCCGCAGGCAGAGCTCGAGCCAGAGCCCGCGCACACGGTAGCGCACCGGGAGATCCGCCGGCATCCCGCGATCGTAGAACCCATGCTTCGGTATCAAGGTCGCGACCACCGCGCCCGCGAGTGCCAGGTTGTTGGCCCTGTTCATCGTCCGTTCTCCTTCACGTCGCCCGGGTTTACGCTACTTCTCGAGTGTGCGGTTTGTCTGGCAATGGCGACGCGTCCGCGATCGCCTCCACGAGGGCCGGCCACGGTCCGCGATACACGCCGCGCGGCAACCGACTCGCCCACGGCGTGGGCCCGAGGTGCAGCTTCTTCACGAGGTATGCACGCCGTCTCGGCCGCGACCAGTGCGCGCGCATGATCGCGAGCTGCAGGAGTCGGATCTGACGACGCTCGCGAGTCATCGGTCACTTGTTCACAGTCGGCGCCGTCACCGGACCGATCCGGAGATTCGATGGCGCGGTCGGAGGGAGCGGCTTCGGTGAGTCCGTGACGATGAACTGGAACTCGGTGCTCGGCGTCGTCTGCGTGGCGCCGTCCTTGCCGAGATTGATCGCCTGCACGACCGCGATGTGATTCCCGACCGGAGGCTTGTCCCAGACGGCACACTGAATCGTGCCGCTGACACTCGTCCCGCTTGGCTGTAGTGCCAGTGTGGCCGTGACCTGCAACCCGTCATAGAGACATCGCCCAGCCGTCAACGGCGGGCCTGTGTAATCCGCCGCGATGCGGAAACTCGACCCGGCGATCATTTCCGGCGGAGTGAGCGTGATCAGAAAGGGCGGATAGGCCGACACCCATCCCGTCACTTGTGTATCGAACGTCACGCGGAGCCACCAGAAGCCGGCCGCGTCGAGCACCGGCGCATCGGTGAGCACCACACCGAAGACCCCTGGCAAGATGGCGTCGACCGCCGTGCAGGGATGGTTATCGGCCCCGCAGGTCCCCGTCAGCGACGGCGTATTCCGAGCCAGCGCCGCTTGTGCGACCTGTACGCGCATCCCCGCCGGATAGGGTGCGGGGTAGGACGTCTGAGCCACCGCGTCCACCGCGACCAGTAAGAGCACCATCAGAGCAGCAACACGTCGCATTCGTACTCCTCGCGTCATCAGGGCCACGGCACGATCTGGCCGGCACAGTCGCCGATGACTTGAAACTGGTTGCCCTTCGGCAGTGGCTGGGTCCGGACGTGCCGGAACTTCGCCGTCTGGAATTCGGCGTAGACCGCCGTGAGATTTTGCTTATTCGACTGTGCGGTGCCGCGCTCATTGAGCGCATACAGCAGCGTCCGGAAGATGCACCCTTGATCGCCGGTAAACGGGAGGCTCGACGTCGGATCCGTGGGGAATGCCGTATCCAGAGCCCGCAGGACGCTGACGTTCCCGCTGATGATGGCTGGCTCAGCGGAGGCCGGCAGCGCGACCGCACATTCCGCGTGGATCGTCAGACCGCCGCAGAGGACGCTCGCGACCGGAATGTCGCGCGGCGCCTTGCCTTCTTCGGTGAGGGTCAGGGTGTAGGTGTAGCCCTGCGCCGTGGTCGCCGAGGTGTTCGGCTGGAGCCAGGTGATCTGCTGGGCGGGAACAGGGCCAGCTGCGAGGACGTCAGTCGCGAGACAGAGCACCGCCACGACCAAACGCAGCAGGCTGTGTCGCATGCGTTGTAGTGTGCGCAGGTCGCTCGGCTGTTTTGGTGGCTAATTTTGGGCGCTGTCCAGTAATGGACGGTTTCTCGTCAAAGAGGACTTCGCGCGTGCGGAATTTGTGCCCACACGTGGCGCTGATGCAGCACCGGTACCGGTGCGGGCCCCGTGTGCCGTAGACGCCGGTCTTGCCGCCGCACTTCGGACAGGTCATCCGACCAGTTCCGCGCGGATGGCCTCGAGCTCCTGCTCGACGGCCTGCTGCATGGCGGCCGCGGCGCGAGAGACCAGCGCCTCACGCTGCCGCTGCTGCTCGACCACGCGCACCGAGAGCGCCTGTGTCCCGACCTGATCGAGCACCTCGTTCACGAAGGCTTCGGCGAGCGCGTACACGTGCGGGTCGGCCCTGATCATCGACACCCTCCACCGTCATCGCCGCGCGCGCGTCGCGGCTCCACTGCCCGATCACCCGCGTCGCATCGGCGCGTGACCGGAAGACCCACACCGCCGGGCAGCCGCGCATGTGGAGGACGTGGCGCCACGTGCACCAGGTCTTGTCGCGCAGCAGCACGAGCCGGCCGCCGCCGTCGACGTGCGTCCATCGTCCGAGCACCACCCATCGCGACCGCACCTCTACGCCGACAGTTCCTCGCGCACCTGCTGCCACTCGACCCAGCACGCGCAGCGGCGCACCGTCGTGCGGCTCGTGGTGTCCACCAGCACCGTCCGCCACCCGATCCCCGCAGGATCCTCGGCGCACGCTGCGCAGCCGCGGAACTCCGGATACCCCGAGCGCCGCAGCGCCGCGAAGAATGTCTCGATGTCCTTCGTGTACGCGCCGTACCGCTCGACGATGATCGAGAACTCCTCGAGGTCGTGCTTCACCGTGCGGTAGACCTTGCGGCCGCGCTCGTCCTCGACGGGCTCGCCGTGCTTGTCGTACTTCAGTGCGCCGTGACACAGCTCGTGATCGAGCAGCGCCCGCCGCTGCAGGTCCGTCACGGACTCATGTCGCCAGAACGGCCGCAGCAGCAGGATGATGAAGTCGAATTGTGTGAGCTCGCGATCGAGGTCGCCGGCGCGCTTGCACTTGCCGAGCGTGCAGTGGCCGTCGACGTCAGGCCTCCACGCGAGATTCCAGGCGAGCGCGATCCGCGCCTGGCGCAGCTCGTCGTGGTGCGCGTGCACGAGCTCGTCGAGCAGGGCGTACATCGGATGACCGATCACGCTGTCGCGCTCGATCAATTCGTAACTGACTCTCCTCGGCTTGGCCATGCGCTCCTCCTACCAATCGAGCTCGTCGCCGTCGTCCTGGTCATCCGCGTCGAGGTCGTCGTCATCCTCGGCCTCACAGTGCTCGCAGTCCTCGGGCATGTGCAGGCTCACGACGCGGCCGTCATCACCGCGGCACGCGCACTCCTCGTTACACAGCGGGCATAGGTGTGCCATCGTCGTTCGCCCTCCATCCTCTCGACTGCATCGCCGCGAGCAGAAACTCCATCGCCTCGCCGTCGCGGATCATCGTGGTCGTGACGCGGACCACGAGCCACCCGAGGATCGCGGCGCGGTTGTATTTCCGCGCGTCCTCCTGCATCCCCTCGCCCGTGTTGTGCCGTCCGCCGACGCGGATCGCCGTGTTGGGCTTGAGCGGAATGCTCGTGCCGCGGCGCCGCTCATGGCCGCGCTCGACGACGATGTAGCGTCCGAATCCGCCGCCCTCGACTTCGAGCGCGACCTTGACGTCGGGCCACGCATAATCGAAGGCCCACAGCCGCCCGATCGCCGCTTTCGCAAATTGATACTCCTGCTCCGGCGTCGGCAACCGATGCGCGAGCATCAGCGCCTCGATCGGTGGGCGCTCAGCCTGGCCAACCTTCCGCAGCGCGAACATCGCCGGTTGCTTCATCGACGCCATTACCGTCCCGCCTTCCACATGGCGAGCGTCTGATACGCGCGCCGCACGTGGCGCTTGTGCCAGGTGTGCCGGTCGACGAACCGCGCCTGGTCGTCCGCGCTCCACCCGATACCCTCGCCCCACTGCGCCAACGGCTGCCCGAGGTGCAGCACCGCGTGCGGACCGGCATGGCTCGCGTCGCGCGCACAGACGAGCGACGTGCCGCCGGGGATGGACTTTGTGGCGCCGCAGGTCATCTCAGTGCCCTTCGTCGTCGTAGACCTGCGGCCGCGCAGATCTGGGATCGACGACATACCGGCCGCTCTGCAACGCGTCGACAATCTCGCCTACCTGCACCCAGGGGCCCATGTCACCAGGCCACGGCTCCAGCCACGGATGAATCTCCCGATGGCAGAGGAAACACAACGCCACGCGATTACGCGGCGCGTTCGTCCCGCCGTGATGGACTTCGATGACGTGATGCCAATACAGCCGGCGATCGGCTGACCGGCAGGCGAAGCACCGATCGGCGTCGAGGTTGTCATTCGCGCACGCGCGGCGGACCTCGGCGGCGTCCCACTCCGGCGGCCGCTTAATCGCCACGACCGACAGTTGTTTGAGTAGCTGAAGGCGATCGACTTCGGCATCCGCCTGCGCGGTCCAGAAGTAATCGAGGACTTGCTCCTCGGAGAGCGTCGTGACGTGAACCGCCGGTGCCGCCGTCGCGGTCGTCATCGCCGCCGTACTCCTGCGGCGAAGTGCTTGATCGCGGCGCCCATCTCCTCAGGCGTCTTCGCCTGACGTAGCGTGCTCGCCATGTCCGCGACGCTCGAACGGTGCACCGCCGAGTGAACAGGTGTTAACGCAAACCCGACCGGCGCCGATGGACGTGCTCGACTGCGTCCATCGCTTTGTAGACATCCGCCGTCATCGGCCTCGGATACCCCAACGCCGTCGCGCGGTCTTTGATCGATTCCTTCCATTCGCCCGAGTCGGTGAGTAATGTCGGCCGCTGCTCGAGGAGGGCTTTCGCGATCGCGCAGAGTTGGCGGAATCCGCACGACTGGTGCGGCGGCGGGATCTTCTTCATCACTGGTTATGTGCTGAGCCGAGAGAGCACCGGCGAGGAGCCCCGTCGGTGAGTTTTCCACAGGCGCGTTCGACGACTCGCCGGTAGTTCTTTGATCGATATAGCTGGTTGTTGAAGAGGTACCAGTACCGTTCGGATCAGGTACGGAGATCGGAGATCGGAGATCGGAGATCGGAGGGCTGGTTTTCTGCTGGTCGTGATGCTGGTCGGCCGGACCAGCACTTGCTGGCACGAACTGACCGTTCAGTCGGCGGCTTTTCGACGCCCGAGCTCGCCCGCCGTGCCTGCGACTCTCAATAAATACTTGCTGTTCCGCGCGCACGCGTTCGAGCCGGGGGTTCCGTAATCGCCCGTCCGGGCCCCTCTGGAACTTCGCGGCCAGCGATCGAAAAATTTGATCTGATTGGTGGGGGGTTGCCTGAGTGATATTTCGGATCGCTTGGCGGTCCTCCGGGACGCTCCCGTGCTCCCACTGGTAGCACAGCAGTCGGACGTAGGCACCGACCTGCGCCGGCGTCATGCCCGTCGTGGAGGCGATGAAATCGGCGGCGTAGAACTGGAAGGCAGGCGGAGCTGACACAGCGACTCCTGAGCTCGTGTAACGCGCCGAGACCGGTCGGCGCTCCGTTGAGTTGTGAAGATGGGGGGCCCTACGAACCTTCGGGTCTCTACGAACCTGCCCGCCGCCTAAAACTCCTGCACCGCCACCGCCTCGACGTCCTCGACGACGATCCGATCCGGGCACGCCAGGACGTCGCACCACTTGCACTCGTGTGCGCTCGGCGTGCGTGGCGGTTCAGCCTCGTCGCCCATCGTGCGCATCAGCGCGAAAATCGCGTCTCGACGTTCCGCCGTGAGGTCGCGCGGCGACACCGGGACGATGGTGGTCGGATACACGACCTCGCCCTCGATCCCATCCGGCCGCGCGAACTCCGGTCGCATCAGGGGAATCGCGAGTTGATAGATCAACACTTGCCAGAAATCACTCGCACGCTGGGTGCCGGTCTTCGCATCACTGACGCGCACCTGTACGCCACGCGTCGCGATGAGATCCGGCTTCCCCGAGAGCAGCGCGGTCTTGCCGGCCAACTTCACGTCGTTCTGCCCCTCGACACTGCACGTCCACCGCTCGGCCTCGAGCTCGGTCCGGCGCCGATACACGAGGGTGTTGTGATCGGCCGTCCAGGCCGCGAGGTCGAATGAGGTGTCTGGGCGTTTCGCAAACCGGAAGTGCGCGCGATACCACGTGGCCCACTGGCAGTGTTTGTCGCCACTCAGCAGACCGGTCAGCCAGGTCACCCACACGAATGGTCGGCCGTGGCGGCGAGGTTCAGTCATCCCCGCACCCAAATCGTGCCTTCGACTTCGCGCAATTCAGGAATATCGAACGTCCGCCCGAACTTCTGTTCACCCCACCGTTGTAACTTCGCCAAGGCGCGGTGGTCGTTCATCAGTCCCTGGCTTTCGCGTGCCAAGAGACTCTCGAACTCGGTCGAACTGAATAATTCCAGTTGTGCCCACCAAGCACCCTTCTCGCCAGTCGTCGGTTTGGCGAATGGCAATCCATCTTCGGTCTCACCCTTCAGCGCATCACGGCAGAGCGCAGTAAGTCCGCGGTGTTGACAGGTCGCGAGCACGTCAGCCGGGATGATGTTGCGGCTCAGCGCATGTTCCGCGAGCACCCTCGGCGGCATCGCGCCGCCCAATTCGACGAAGAGATCCCGGAGCGTCCTAAACAGCGCGGGCTTCTGCAGTTTGATCATGTCGCCTTGCATTGGCGTCGTCCTCTCGAAATGCCGAATAGAGATCCGTCGCCATTTTGGCGAGCGCTTCCATCCGCGGCTTGAATGTCTGCGACCGGCACGTCTTGGCCGCGCGCACGAGCGCATCGCGCCCATCTGCTAACAGCGTGAGGCCTGGATCGACTGGTGGCGGAACGTGCGCCGCGCGCGTGAGTGCGGTCGTACGTTCGAAGGCGTCATCGGATCGCGCCTGGTCGAATATGGACTGCCGCTCGGCGCGATCCATGTCGGCGAGGTGCTCGATGATGGCGATCGCCTTCTTCGGCGGGATCGCCTCTTGGTCGAGCAGTGCCGCGACCTTCGGGCGGTCCTTCTCCGGGACACGCTCGATCGCTGAGCCGGCTTCGAGAACGCTGTGTTGCACCCAACCAGGTCGCTGCAGGAACGGGTACTGCTCCGCGAGCGCGACGTGCTGCTCGACCTTGTCGACGCCTCTCTCGCTCATGCCGACTGCATCAGCGATCGCCTTTTTTGAGGCAACCGACTTAGGCCGACCTTCACCCTTGCGTCCGCGCTTTGAGTTTTTCGGACTGTGTCCTGAAAACTCCCGCTCCGCCTTCGCCTTGAGGTCCGCTTCCGCCTGCCGGATCTCCGCGAGGCGCGCCTTGCTCGTGTCGAAGGTATTGAGCGCCTCTCGCTCTTGGTTCTCGTGAACCTCGATCGCGCGCAGCGCCTCGTCTGACATTCGATCGATGCGACGCGCTGGAATCTGTTTCCAGCCCAGACGCTTGCAGGCTTCGAGACGACGTGCACCGGCGACAAGTTCGTTCCCGTTGCGAACGAGAATCGGATGGATCAATCCGTTCTCGGCGATGCTCCGCTGCAACGAGACAAGTCGCCCGAGAGAACTCCGGCGACGAACGCCAATGACAATCGACGCAATCGGAATACGCATGACGTCCGCGTTCGTCACGTTCATCCGCGCACCCGAATCGTGCCGGCGTCAAAGGTCTCGATCCCGGGAATGCGCGTGCCGCCTCGGAGCGCTTTGACCACCTTCCCGATCGCTTTGTCGTCGGGTCGGAGATACTCCCTCGGGATCACGCGCAGCACGCGCTGGCGGTCGTCCTCTGGCAACGCCTCCCACGCCAGGCCGGACGCGCAGCCCGCGAACTTCCACTGCCAATTCGCTGTCGTGCTGACGCCGGCGACGTCGACGCGTGTGCTCGGGAGCGTGATGCTCGGCGCCGGCGCCGCGATCGCCTGCTCGAGGATCTGCTCGGCCATCTCCGGCGCGATGCCCGACAACACCGCGGCCTCCTCGACGGCCTGCGCTTCGATCCGCCGACGCTCGTCCTCTGCCGCGCGCCGCTCTTCCTCGCGACGCTGCCGCTCGAGCGTCTGCTCGTAGCCGTAGATGAGCGACGACACCCGCTGCCTCGCCGACTGAATCGGCCGGAGCTGCTCGTTCTCCTTCTCGCAGATCGCGCGGTGCGCCTTGGACGCCGCGCTCTTGATGTCGCGGAAGAAGTCCACGACGCGCACCTCGGCGCGCTTCAGCAGCGGCAGGGATTCTTTCGCGCGCCGGTACGTCTCCACGTCGGCGATCGCCGCCGGCAGTTGCGCCAGCTGCCCCTGGATGTCGGCGCTGAGCGCCTGGGACTGGGCCTCGTCCGGCGCGGGAAACGCGAGCACGGGGCCCGCAGGGCTCTGCATAGTGGCCTTCTCCTATCGCTCGTCGTCCCACGCCTGGATCGGCAGCGGGCGACGTTGTTGGTCGTGGACCAGCGCGAGTGCGCCGAGAAACTTCGAATAATCAGACGGGTCGGTGTAGAGCGTCTCGCGCGCGATGCGGCCATCGGCGAACAGCCGCATCGAGCGCCGCTGGATGACGGGCCCGTGCGCCCGGAGCTCGCGCGCCAGGTCTGGATCGCTGGCCCCCATCTCCAGCGCGAAGCCGAGGTACGCAGACGTCTGCAGAAACGCCGCCACATCCTCGGGGTTGCCCGACTTCCAATCGCCGACGAAGAGTTGTCCGTCGGCGTGCAGCGCGAGGAGGTCGAGCGTGCCGGCGCAGCCGAACCGCGTGCTGTAGACCCGGAACTCCGCGCGGTACAGGCGGTGGACATACGCCGCGAGGTACTTCTGCCCCGACTCGAGATAGCCGCGCGTCTCCTCATCGAGCGAGTCGTTGTCGAGGTCGTCCTCGAGGAGGAAATGAATCGCGTTATGGACCCGGCGCCCGCGCTCGCGCGCCTCGAGCAGGCGTCGACCGCGCTGCTGCAGGGCATAGACGCCGTCGCTCGCCGAGAGCTCGCCCTCGGCAATCTTCTGCGAGAGGTCGCGATAAAAGTCTATGTAACCGCTCGCGCGCAGGACCTGCGTGACGCTCGGCACGATCCGCCCGTGGAGGCGGTAGACGTGCACGTCAGCGTCGAACGCGAGTGGGGAGGCCGCGAGCGTCATCAGTCCTCACCTGGCTCACGGCCGGCGCCGCCAAAAATGTCGTCAGCGTGCAGTTGCGGTGGCGTTGACGGCGAGGCCTTCGCCGGCTCCGCGTCAACGATCGCGATGCCGACCGCGTTGTGATACGTGCGCCCGTCCTTCTGCGTCACGGTGAAGCTGACGGTCACCTGGTGGTCGGTGCCCGCGAACGCCTTCACCTCCTTGAAGAGCGCGTCGTCGAATGTCGTGTACTTCGTCTGCGCGCCTTTCAAGTAGAACGCGAACGGCTTCTTGTCGTCGTAGACCTTCGCGGCGACGAGTCCCACGATCGTCTGCGCGTCGGACGGCATCGCCTTGGCCATACGCATGGCGCCGCCGGCCGCCGATTTCCGCTGCGGCTCCTTGGCCGCCGGCTTCGGGGCCGTCTCGTCGACGACCGACTCGCGAAGTTCCGCCGAGAGATCCTCGAGGTCCTGCGCGAAGATGTCCGACGCGCCGAGCGCGACCAGGGTCAGCGCAATCAGCGCGCGCTTCGTCGCCATCTTGAGGATCGTGTTCGCCACGTCGGCCGGCGACGTGCGCACCTGCTTCTGCTTGTAGGCGCCGTCGCGGCCCTTGGCCCACTTCTCGCGGCGCCGGTCCGCCGGCGTCTCGTCGAATTCCTCGTCGCAGACCGGCTTGCGCCAGCGGTACTTTTCCTCGCTCGAGGAGCACTCGCCCACCATCTCGCCGACGATCTCGCCGGTCACCTGGTGCGTGCCGCGCACCGTCACCCGGTAGCGGATCTCGTCCGGTGTCGAGAGGTCCTCGATCAGCGACGGACTCGCCGCGATGCGGAACGTCATCAGGAGCAGCTCCGCGCCGGGCTTGTAGAGCGTCGGCTTCGGCGTGCCCGGGATCGTGCCGTAGTGGATCGAGTCCTTCATGAGTGCGCGCATGACTTCCTGAATGCGATGCACGCGTGCGACGACGTCGGTCGTGGGCAGCACGCCGCGGTCGAGCGTGAGCGTGCCAGTGCGGACGAGACCTGCGGGATCCATGTCGGTGAACCTCACTTGGGAAGCTGGAAGACGAACTTGACGCCGCGCGGATAGAGCGCCCGGCGCAGCCGCATGGCCTGGCGCGCGCAGGCGATCGTCCAGGCGAGCGCCCAGATGGCGCCCAGCAGATACGTGGCGACGAGCACCATCAGCGCACCACCTCCGCGGCCGTCGGCGCCGGCGCGATCGCGGCCTCGACCTCGTTCGCGACCTTGATGAGTGCTGCCGCCAGGGCCCGCGCGAAGGCGACGCTCGTGAGGTCGCGGCCAGGCAGCCCCAGGCTCAGATTGTCGGTATAGACCGTGATCCGGTACGCGCCGTCAAACGCGCCCTTATAGAACTCGGTCGTCGGCTGACTGGTGGCACCGTCCTCGAACAGGTAGACCGTGGCTCTCATCGCGGCACCTGACGGGATTGCTGTAGACTGTGCATCACTCACTCCATGCGGGCCTGACTGCGACCGACGGCGCTCCCACGCCGCGCGGCAGGCCCGCGAATACCTACCCGCGCATCACCGCCCGCAATCGTGCGTACAGACCCTCGCCGCGCAGCGCGTCGATCTGAATCCAGCCGCGGCGCAGACGGAACGCCCGCCACCAGGTGCGCAGCTTCACCGGCTCAACTCCACGTAGGCCGCCGCGACATACGCCACACCCGAGAGCGCCGCGCCGAGCACCGACGCGCATAGCACGAACCACAGGAAGTCCGCCGTCTTCACCGCGACACCTTGCCGATCAGGGCATGGCCGATGAGGGACAGCAGCAGCGTCGTGACGACCGCGGCCAGGAGCGTGAGCACGTCAGCCATCACCGGAACGGGTTGTCCGTCTGGTCGAATTGCTGGTCGGCGTCGAAGGCGCGCGCGACCGAGTCACGCACCTTCTGCGTGACCAGGCGTGACCGATCGATGTAGCGATCGAGGTCGTCAGGGTCCACGCGGATCGACTTCGGGCCGAGCGCGATCTTCGTGAGCGTGCCGGCGCGGAAGAGACCGTTGAGCTGCGTGCGGCCGATCGCGAGCTGCGCGCACACCTGCTTCACGGTGAGCAGCGGGCGAGTGCTCACCGCGACCTCCGGATCTGCCAGAGACGCAGCGCCGAATAGACGCCGATCACGCCGACGCCAATCACCGCCCAGAACACCACCTCGAAGACCACGTCGAAGATCAGTCGCATCACCGCACCAGGAGGCCGAGCGTCCCGATCGCCTGCTGCACCTGGGCGAGGACGGAGCGACCGAGACCGAAGTGCGCGTCGAGTTCGCGAATCAACGCGAGGTGGAACTGCGGGGGGAGCATGAGGAGCTGCACGAGCGATGGCGCCTTCTCACCGGTCGTCATCTTGTCGACAAGCGACCGACTCACGCCGAACAGGTACGCGGCTTCGTCGCGCGTGATGCGCGCGGACTCAAGGGCGTTACTGAAGATTGTCGCGGCGAGCGCCGCCGCATCCGCCCGGTCCGGCGTCCTGACCGTCTCTTCTCTCGGGTCCGATTTTCGGACCGTCGCCTTCAGCGGGTCCGGACTTCGGACTTCCCCTAACCCCGGATGAGCCTGATTCTGTGAGGGCTTCATGCGACCGCCGAGGCATCAATGAGGTAACGGCGGACGGATCGACCCAGCGCCTTCGACAGCTTCTTGGCCGTCCTCGGTGTCTGGTATTCGCCGCGCAGGAACCGAGTCACGGTTGACACCGCACAATCCGCCCGGTGAGCCATGTCCGTGGATTGCCAGCCACGCTCGGCCATGTCTCGCTGCATCAGATCGACGTCGAACGTAAATGCTCGCTGCACTGTAGCGAGGAGACTACGCGCAGTGTCGTTACACTGTCAACAGCAAAGTTTTGCAGGACGTTGCGCTGTCGCGATTCGCCGCTACGATCACGCCGTGGCGCCGTCGCCCCAGCACCGTCCGGTCATTCTCCCGAATCTCGCTAAGTACTTGATTGAACTGAGGAACCTGAAAACGTGGAATCAATCACAGGCCGCCAACATTGCGCGGCGGAAGCGCCTGCCCGTGACCTACACGGCCATCAGGTGGATCGAGGAAGGGAAAAATCAGAACCCTGATCCGGAGTTACTCCGCGGCCTGGCGAGTTTGTATGACACGACGTACGAGGACCTCGCGAGTCGGTTTCTCGTCGAGCGTTATGGAATTGACCTTCTCCGTCACGACGGCGTTGAACGATCGACGGCCTCACAGGGAGGTACCGCCGATGTCCCAGCTTCGGCTCGTCGCATCGCAGGACTCGAACAAGAACTCGAAGATCTCAAAGCTAAATGGGGTGAAGTTCAAGCCCTTGCGAAGTCGCTCTTTGACGTTGCCGTCCGTGGCCGAGAAGGCCGCGCGGTTGCACGCACTCAGACCAGTCGCCGCCGAACTCGTTGAAGAACTTATAAATGATTTATTGAAGGAGGTTTCGTGATGCGACTCCCCCGACTCGCCATGGTCGCTGGCGTGGTCCTGATTGCCACCGACGTCTCCGCCCAGAATCTCATCATCGTTTTGAGGGTCGGGCCGACGATGGCCTCTTTTGGCGAGCCGCTCAACGGGAACGTGACGATCACGTTGCGCTCTGGCACGCGTATCACGGTGCCACTCAGTGACATCGACTTGGAACTTACGAAGAGCACGCAGACGTTTTCTAGGTCCACCGGTAAGGACGACACGGAGTCCTCGTCTGACGCGACCGCGCAGATCAACGCCCAATGCGCCAAGATGTTCGAAACGAACTTCACGATGCAGGCCGCGTGTCGTACGCAGCAACAGGATGCCTATCGAGCTCTCACGGCCCGACAGATGGCGAGCGGAGATCGTGCGACCATTCGACGGGAATGCCTCAAGATGTTCCCACAAAATTTCACGATGCGGAACGCCTGTGAGCAGCAGCAACTCGACGCGCTCAAGACGCTCGGACGTGAGTAGTGACCACGTTCAGACACCCGCGTGGCAAGACGTTTCGCTACGACTTCTGGTGGGACGGCCGCCGTCACACCGGCACGACGGGGCAGCTGTCAAAGCAAGACGCGGACATCGTCGAAGGGAAGATCATGGAGCGCGTGCGCCAGGACGCGCACGGCATCGCGCCCTTCGATCGCACGCAGACGCCGAGCTTTTCCTCCTGGGCCTTCGAGCATCTGAAGTACGTCCGGAAGAAGGGGAGGGTGCGACGGCTCGACGTCGTCCAAGACACGCTGCGCCTCGTGCTGCAGTTTTTCGGCAAGCGTCCGGCGACACTCCCGGACCCGACGAAGGCGAAGCCGCAGTGGCGCAAGTCCGTCGCCGCCGCTCGCGCGCGCGCCGAGTCGGCGCCGTATCACGACCTCCGGCTCGCAGATCCGATCACGCATCCGGACTGGATCGAACGCTTCGAAGACTGGATGACGTCGCTGACGTTGAGCGGCCCGCGGAAGAATCACTATCGCAGCGCGATGAGCATGATGTACCGCACCGCGCTCCTGCCGGCGTTCCGCGCAAAGACGAAGGTCAGCGTGAATCCGTTTCGCGACATTGAGCGCGACGTCGTGCCGGAGCGTGATGCCGTACTGACGGTGGAGCAGCTGCGCGCCTGGATCGCCGCCGCGGCGCCGCACGCGCGCCTGGCGATGGCGATCGCCGTCTACGCCCCAGAGCTCCGGCTGGAGTCGATCCTCGATCTGCAGTGGAAGGTGCACCTCAATCCCGAGTTGACACGGATCGTCGTGAAACGGCATAAGACGGCCGCGGCGACGCAACGGCCGCAGATCATCCCGGTGTCGCCGGAGCTCCACGAGATCCTGACGTGGGCGAGGAAGACGCATCCTCGCCGCAAGTATGTCGTCGCCTATTTCGGCGAGCGCGTGCACCGTCTCGAAACGACGCTCAGCGCCGCGGCGACGCGTGCCAGTGCCACGCTCCCCAAGGCGCACCGGTTTCACTACGGCGTGAAGCGCGGCGTGACGTTCCACTCGATCCGGCACTCGATGGCCACGATGCTGGCCGAGTGGGGCGAAGGCGACGCGGTCCGACAACTCGTGATGGGACACCTGTCACCAGCGACCACGAAGAAGTACACGCACCTCGCCGCGCTCGCGAAAACCGCACCCCTCGAGCGGCTCGGATCGAAGGTGCAATTAGTGGACGCTGTACAGGGAAAAGTACAGGACCACGCCGCGAAAACCCGCGCGAACCCGAACAAATCCGGGGCCCAGCTACGTGCGTAATCCCCGCACGCATTCTTCGCAACTGGTTGAGACGGGAAGAGTTGCACAATCTGCGGGGGCGAAACTCTTAATCTGCGGGTTGGGGGTTCGATTCCCCCCCGGCTCACCACGTAATTCCTTAGACAATCCTCACAATTCATTGGCAGTACAGGGACTCATTTCTGCCGGTGGTACAGGGACAACTACAGGGACCGACACCGGTCGGACCGCATCCTGGCCTGACGTTTGCCCGTCGTTCCGTTCGGCCGCGATCGAGCGACCTCATTCAGGGACGACATCATGACCATGACCATCAGGATCGGCGAGGAGACCTGCCACGTCACCGAGACCGAGCTCCGCGATCTCATCCTCAGATTCGAAGTGCGCAGCGACGGGACGGCGAGGCAGTACCTCGTCGACGGCGTCGAGGTCACCGAGGCCGTCTACCGGCGCGAGTTCGAGAAGGCGACCACGCGACAGGTCGCGTAGCATTAGGACTGATACACGTCCAGGCCTCAGCGGACCGGGATCGCCTGCAGGAGTGCGATCAGGCAGAGCAGGAGCACCGCGACCCAGAGCGGCGCCTTGCCGAGCGCCGACGCGATCGCCACGACGAAGGCCGCCAGCGCCAACAGACCGACTATCGTTAGAGCCATCGTTCCCCCTTGATCTCGAGAATCCGAGCGTCCTCGCCGGCGTCCTCGAGCGCCCGGCGCGCGATCTGCCTGAGCCGCTCGACGTCGATCCCCGGCACATCGCGGATCGTCACCAGCGCCAGACGGAGCCGTCGGTTCTGCTCGACGATCGCCTCGAGGAAGTTACTCATCCGGTAACCACACACAGGACGTGCAGTGATCGCCGGCCGTTCGTGATCGGCCGTCCGCCTCCACCGACCCGGGGGAGCCAGTGGTCCCAGTGGCCGACGCCCACCAGCCACGCCGGCGATCACTTCCTGTCGTGCGCATCTCGTGTGAGCCAAAAGATCCCAGCGAGCAGCGACAGTGCCACCGCGGCATACGACCCGTAGAACGTGACAGCGATCAGGTCCGTCACTCGAGCGACGATGCCTGGCGGCGCCGTTCCGCCGGTCGCGTTCTCGACGTCCATCCCCTGCCCGTGCCAGGTCGCCTTCGACATTGTCTGATTGAGCCAGAGGAAATCGCCGCCGCGGGTATAGCCGTTGTTCGTGTAGCGGTTGTTCGCCTGCGGCCTGAAGGCGTCGAGGTTCGCGCTATCGATCACCCCAGTACGCCCGGTGCCGGCGGCCGGCTCGGTCGTGTAGGTGATCACATTACCGTGCACCAGCAGATTGATCAGCGTCCACGGTCCGTACTCGCCGGCGCCCCGATGATCGTTGAGTCCGGTGATCCCCTGGAAGTTGTCCTCGAGCGTGTTCTCGTAGACCTCGACGTTCCGCGAGCTCGTGACCTCGATGCCCGCACTCGTCGTCCACCACGGGTAGTCGCGCGACAGGCCGTTCCGCTTGAGCGTGTTCTTCCGAATGACGGCGTCGTAGCTGATCTCGTGAAAGATGCCTGATCGCGCGTTCTCGAAGGCGACGTTCTGCTCGTAGAGCGTGCCGATGTTATTGATGTCCGTCCAGAGGCCTGGCCCGTCGTTGTGATGGGATCGGTTGTTCCGGACGATCAGATTCGTCGTCCACACCCATTTCGATCCGCCGGCGCCCCAGTAGGAGTTATAGCCGCAGGTCCCATCCGAGCCGTTTGCGCTCCACCTCGTGACCGTCGCGCCCGCGGCGATGTTGTTGTACGCGATCTCGTTGCCCTCGATCAGAATGTCCGACCCTGCGCCGGTGAACCCGAACCCGCAGTTATGGTGCACGAGGTTATTGATCGCCGACGTCCTCGAGTCGGTGCCGATGCCGCCGCCGTGATTCCACCGGACGATCGAATTCCGCACTGACCAGTCGACGCCGCCAGACGCCGACGCGCCGATGCTGAGTGCACTCGTCCCACTCGCCGCCGCGTATTTCTCGACGATCAGCCGGTCGACTGTGACGCGCGACGCCGCGCTCAGGTGGAAGAGATTCGGCGTCACGCTCGTCTCGACGACGCGGCCCGATGGATCGTCGCCGACGTAGATCCGATCGGCCGCGTAGTCGAAGAACCACGTCCCGGCGCCCACCTGCCCGCGCGAGGCGACGTGTTTCTTCATCACGTTATCGAAGAACAGATCCTCGGGGTAGTCGCACCGCGGATGCGTCGACCAGCAGACGCCGCCGAGGCGTTGTCCTTGCTGCGTCTGCCCGGTGACGAACCACGCGCTCCCGTCACGCTGCCAGCCGTCGAGGACCTTCGCGCCGGAGACGATCGCGAGCAGGATGCCGCCCTGCGTCTCACCGAGGAAGGTGTCCCCGGTACGCGCCGTGATCTGCTGCATCCGATGGACGCCGGCCTTGATCACGAACGTCGAGCCCGCCGGCGCCTTGTTGATGATCGGCTGCCACGCCTGCCCCGGCGGGATCTCGACCATCGTCTGTGCGTATGCGGACACAGGGAGCAGCGACAGCAGACCCGCGATCAGTAGTCGACGCATCATGGGGATCCCCTTTATGGCTCGATGCTGCTGTCTCTCGGCGGAATGCACCGGCGCCGTTGCTCGACGTCCGTCGCTGTGTTGAAACACATCGACTGTAGGTAGTGCAGGATCAGCGCGTTCGTCCGGCCGGTCTGATCGATGTGACTCGTGATCGCGCCCTTCAGGAACATATATTCCTGGGCGTGGCCCTCGAGCTGCGCTTTCATCTCACGGTTCTGGGTATAGAGGGTCGTCGCCATCCAATAGACGAGGCCCATCGCGATAATCGACGTCACGCCGAGTTGCACTGCCGCCTTCAACCACACCGGTGTACCGCTGCCGTCGAGTCCGTTGCCGCTCATCACTGCCCCTTGTACAGTCCTTGCGTGTCCGTCGCCCTATCCACCGACCGACGCGAACCCGGTCTCGACTCCCGTCTCCTCGCCCGGACTGCCTTCGGATCCTGGACTGCCCTCGCTCCCTGCGCCATCGTCGATGAACTGACAGCACGCGAACCGGAAGCCGAGGCCCGTCGGCGATCCGATCGGCACCGTCTCGACGTTGATGAGATCGCCCGGCGCGAAACTGACGAACCCGGTATCGGAGCCGCTCGAGTTCGTGCCGATCACGCCCGCCGAGAGACTCGTCGCCGCGCCATTCTTGCGGAGCGTGAAGCCGTAGCCCTTGCCCGCCCCTGGCGCCTCCGTGACGCTGACCGCGAGGAATCTCAACTCGAAGGCCACGCCGACCGTCGCCTGATGATCGGCCTCCGTCGTCGACCATTGCGTCCACGAGTCGCCGAAGCCGTGATAATTCGTGGTCGATCCTCCGTCCGTGGCATCAGGGGGCGACGCGTGGAAGTTCGAGTTCCCGACGATGTCCGCGACTAAGGCGACGCCGTAGCGTGGGCGGCGATTCGTGGTGAGGCCGGACGGCACGGCGCGGAGCTGAAACTCGTCGAGCGGATCGCAGGAGAGCGAGAACGTCGACGAGCCAGACGTCGCCGGCGCCGTGATGACGAGCGTCGTGTCGACGGTCCCGCCGGACCCGTCCTGGACGACGCCGTTCTTGAGAATGTTGAACGTGTACGTCCCGGTGCCAGAGCTCGCATTGAGCGACACATCCAGCCGCGTGAACGTGCCCGCCACAGCGACGATCGACGCCTCATCGGACCATCCGCCGCCGGCATTCGTCCCGCCGAGCAGCGCCGTCGTGCGCGTCGTGGTCATGTCCTGCGGTTGTGACCCGCCGTAGATCGACGTCCCTGCCACATCGCTATCGAACTCGAGCGAGACCGACGGCGACATCAGCGCCGGCGGATTCAGGAACGGCGGACGGAACTCGAGCGCAATCAGATCGCCCGCCGCGACCGTGACCTCGTCGGCCGTGTTCTCCTCGTCAGTGTCACTATTGCTGATCGTGACCATCAAGGCCGTGTCGGCCCCGTTGACGCGCAGCGTCACTTCCCAGCTTTTCCCAGACCCAGGCGCCGCCGAGACCACGACGCGCAAGTTCCTGAAGGTCCCAGGCGCCGAGACGACCATCGTGTGATCCGCCTCGTCGCCGTCGAAGGCGTTCTGCGACTGCATCGGATGGCAGTACGTCGGATCGAGCTGCGACGGCTGCCCATTCGATTTCCAGACGGCGATCTGCTTCGACATCTACGTCCGCTCCACCGTCAACTGCAGCTCGAAGAACTCGATCCCCGAGCAGGAGAGGACATTGATCGAGAAGCGATCCCCGCCGGCGACCGACACGTCCGCCCAGTCGCCGAGGTTCGTGTCCTCGGCCTCGTCGTCGGCGATCAGCGCCGGGTTATTCCCAGACGTGACCGAGGCGCCGTTCTTCCGGACGTTGACCTCGAGACTCCCGGCCACCGGCGACCGCAGGTTCCAGGCCGTGATCGTGCCGTCGTAGGTGTCGATCGGGATCAGGGCCGTGTAGTTCTTGACGCCGGTCGTGACGTCCGTGCCCTGTCCGTCGGCCGTGAACTTGATCGGGTAGAGCGTGCCCGAGATGGACCCGCCAGGACTGCCGCCGCCGGCCGGTCCCCAGGTCCCGTCGCCGTGCAGGACGTCATCGGGATCGCCGCTGTAGCCCCCGAGCTGCGTAATGTCGATTTCGTCGTCGCCGCCTTCCTCGTGCGTCTCGGCGTGCGGGGGAAGGTCGCCGGGACTGGCCCCGGCCCCGGTCTCGGCCTCGAGCGTGTCGAGCGTCACGTAGGGATTCGACGCGCTCGGCGTCCCGGTCCCGACGAGCGCCGCCTTCTGGTCGTCCGTCGGCCGATTCGCGTCGGCGTGGCGATGATCGCCGCGGGAGTATGCCGTCGAGGCGCCGGCGACGCCGGTCCCATCGAGCGCCGCGACCGTGTCCGACGGCGTGCCGGGCGTGCCCTCGAGTTGATTCGAGCCGTTGATCGTGATCGTGACGCCGTCGACCCGCACGGCGAGGGGATCGCCGTCGGTGCCGTCGCCGTCGAGCGCCCCGGCTGCGTCGACCGCGGTCGGGAAGAACATCTCCTCCAGCTGGTCGATCAACTCGATCACCCTGCGCCGCAGCATCAGGATTTCGTGCAGCCGAACCCGGAAGCGCCCCTCGGGCCCCGTCTGTGCCATCAGGCCGGCGACCCGTCGTCAGGCGCGTCAAAGTCGATCAGGTCCTCGCAGTCGAAGGCGACGATCCGGACCTTCCGCGTCCCTGGGTTGACCTGGATCCTCTCGATCTGGGCGAGTCGGATCTGATCCGGCTCGCCGATCGCGGCATGATGCGTATACCGGATGTAGTCGCCGAGCTCCCGGTACCCCGGCGAGTCCAGCGTCACCGGATCCGGCCCGACCGTCCCGTCGAAGGCGATCCGCCAGCGCGGATAGGCGCGGACGCGCCCCTCGAGCACCGCCAGGTGATTGATGTGCGTGATCCCCGGTGCGAAGGGGTAGTCGCGCGTGTCGCCCGGGATCTCGATCCCGTAGTCGGCGAGCGACTGATCGTGGCGATTGATCACGTTCGTCTTCCATTGGCCGGAGACGTGCTCGTAGTCGCCGCGCGCCGGGAGAATGTTGCAGTGATCCTGCCAGCCAACGTCGCCCGGCTGGAAACTGTCGCGCAGGATCTCGTAGGCGCCGGTATAGAGGACGGCCGCATCCTTGATCGCCTGCGTCGGATGCAGGAGCGCGATCCGCATCTGCCCGTACCGGGTGATCCCGAATTGCGCCCGGCATGACCGGTTCCACTCGGCGATCCACCGTTTCGCGCTCGAGCGGTCGCCGGCGCGCGCGCCGATGATGGCCGCGCCGATGTACCCGTCGTCGAGGCAGGTGAAGGCGATCGCGCTCCCGTCGTCGAACGACTGCTCGTCGACCATCAGGATCGGCGTGTCCTCGAACTGGATATTCCACTCGGGATTTGTCAGCCACGCGCCGGACTGGTACGACGCCTGCCCTCGATGACACACGAAGTTGATCAGGAAATGCTTGTACTGCTCGAACCGGTCCGTGATGACCTCGCCGGAGCCGTCGCCGTTCGGCTCGATGCCGTCGACCGCGATCGCGATCTCGTGGTCGCCGCGCGCGGTCTCGTCGGCGAGCTCGTCACCGACCGGCGCGCGGAGCAGCGTATAGCGCCGTGTGTCGCCGAAGGTGTCGGAGACGAAGTCCTCGAAGTCGCCAGGCCCCGGAATGATGAAGGCCCCGGTGGTCTCCTCGCCGTCGATGTAGAGCGGCCCGGTATTCGCGCACGCGTGCCCGGCGATCAGCCAAATATGTTGGCCGCCCATGATCCCGAGGTACATCGGCTCGTAGACGAATCCGGCACCGACAGGGGGCGTCTCGTCCGGGATCCGCAGGTGCCGGCCGTAGATGATCGGCTCCGGCATTTCGCGATCGAGGACCTCGGCGACCTCGTCCATCTGCTCGAGGAAGCCGTCCTTGATCATCCGCCACGGGATCATCGCGGAGTCGGTCAGCAGCCGCGACGAGACGAAGTCGGAGAGCGTGAAGTCCCAGGTCAGGCCGTCGCCTGGCTGTGCGCTCACGATCACGCCGTTGAAGACCGTGTAGGGCGCACCGAGCGCGGCGCGATTGATCCGATTCGTCATCCGGACCGTCAGCGGCTGCGTCCAGATGCGCTCGGTCGTGCTCGCGAACCGCTGCCGGATCGAGCGGTCGTAATCCGACACCTTGAGATTGAACTGCGAGCCCGTCCAGTCGCCGGTGAAGCGTGAGGACATCGCGCGTTCCGCGGTGCCCCACTGCATGACGCGGCCTTCCTTGAACCCGCCGTAATACGACTCGGGATCCGCGAGATCGAGATCGGAGTAGATGAACATGCTAGTCGTCGGCCTCCGGCCATTCGATCCACGAGATCGGCCCGATGGCGCCGGTCGGCACCGGTTCCGGATCGCCGACGCTGCCGCTGCCCTCCGACGCCTCGCTCGGCACCTCCGTGAAGAGCAGCGTCACCATCGTGCAGGACGTCGACGGCCCGAAGAGTTGCTGGGTATTCGCCTCCATGTTCCGGCCTTGCGTGAACATGGACGTATCGAAGAACGCGACCTCGGATCCGTCGGCGAGCAGGACGAGCGCGAACCGCGCCGTATCGTCGTCGGGCGTATAGAACCAGACGTTGATGTGATCGGACCCGCCGCCGGGCGGCCGCCCCAGGTGATTGATCTGCCGGCTCGCGTGTGCGTAGGTGTACGAGTGCAGGAGCGTGCCGCCGCTCGAGATGTGGAGCAGCACGTCTTCGGCGTCGTCCTCGTTCCGCGCCCAGGTGACGACGGAGCCGTCCGGGAGCTCGAGGATCTCGGC